AACTCCGCCTCAAAGCCGCCGGCATGCTCTGGGACGAAACCCGCCAAGACTGGACACCGGACCCAGCCATATGGGGCGACCACCCAAGCGAAACCCCGGGTCAAGCGACCTAGCCAACGTCGGCCGCCTCTCCTCCTCGCCGCCAAGAACACAAGCACCCGCAAGCCGCAAGCGAGCTCACGATCCCGGAGCCCTGAGAGCGCCCAGACGCCAAGCTCACAGCAGACACCAGCCCGAACCCCGCCCCACCGTCCCCCAACCGCTCAACGCCCACCACGGCACGCCACAGGCCCCGAACAACCGCGGCCACGACACGACCACGCAGGCCAGCAACCGGCGCGACCAGCCCAGACGACACGCACGACCAGGCCGGGCAGCACAAACGACCAGCCCGGACACAGCATCGACGCCACGGCAAAGCAGCACTCCAGAGCGGATCGGATTGAGGCGCCTCCCGTCTCCGCAGTAGTCGCGCGCAGCCGTAGTTGAGCCCCGCGCGTGTGGTAAGTGTGTGACATGGGCTGTAGTACGATTGTGGTTATGGGCCTGCGTACCAGCGTTTACCTGACCGACGAGCTCAACGCCATGTGGCGCGCGTCAAGACTGCCTCTCGCCGAGGTGATCCGGCGGGGCCTGGCGGCTGGCGGCCCGGTCGATGAGATCACGATGCGGCATGCTGTCCGCGAGATCATCCGCGAGGAGCTGTCTGGCCTCTCTGCCGCTGCCGATGGTGCGCCGGCTAGCTACGGGGCGCGCGAGTACGAGCGTGAGGCGTACCTGGAGGACCCGTAGCTGTCCCCGGGCATGCGAAGAGGCCCGCCCCGGGATCGGGACGGGCCTCTCGGCGACGTGGCGGCTAGTAGATTCCGGTCTGCGCGGCGGCTAGCGCCTCCTCGTAGCTCCCGTAGCAGACCTCACTGCCGCGAGGGTTCAGGACCGACCATGACTCGCGGTACTCGGCGGTCGCCGGCTGGTGAACCGGCTTCGACTTCCGCGCTTCGGCAAGATCCTGCGCGCTCGGCTTGGGCAACATCTCGGCGTGTCCTCTCTCGTTGCTGCTGTCTGTGACCGCTGCGCCTACGCGCAGTCCTGCCGGACGTAGCCGGCGTCGTTCGCCAGGTACTTGGCCGCCTTCGGGCTGGGCGAGCTGGCGTCCGCGTACAGCGAGCCCACGTCAGCCTTGAGGTAGCTCCGGCCGAGGTGCGTGGAGTCGATCACGAGCGCCGTGAGCCTGCCCGGGGTGCGGTGCGCGTCCCAGGCGCGGAACGCGGTACAGGTCCGCTGGTGCCAGTTCACGGCCGGCTGAGCCGACGCGGGGAGGGTAGCGGCCAGGATGGCGCCGGCGGCCAGGAGCGCGGCCAGGGTGACGGATACGGTTCTGCGCATGGTGCGTGTCCTCTCGCTTAGGTGGTCTGACCTGGTAAGATGTGTACGTTGGGCACAATTGAAGAGTTGAGTCTTTTCTTTCTTTTGCTGCCGCGCCGTGATGCGGCTACGGCGCGACGCCCGGCGTGTAGGCGTACTCGATGTCGCTGCCCCAGCGGTCAAACCGGCGGGTGACGGTGCGCGGCTCGTCAACCGGCCATCCCCACTTGTCGAATGTCGGGAAGTGCGGCACGTCGAGCAGGACCGTGATCCCGTGGAACACCGGGCCGTTGACGCCGGCCACGTAGTGCAGCTCCTTGACCTCGGTCACGGTGCCCCAGGCGCTGTAGCCCGCGCCGGCGTGCCAGCACATGCGGTCACCAGCGGCCAGCGTGCTCAGCAGGTCGCCTTTCTTGTGCCTGGCTACCGTCTCCATGTCTCCTCCTCGTTGCTGCGTCTTTTCCCTGCCCACCCAAGGTGCCCGGCCATTTCCGGGCACCCAGGGCAAGCCACGGGCCGTAACCCGTGAGCCTGCGTCGTGCTAGGCGTTCGCGTACACGGTGCGGTAAGCCTCATTGGCCGCGGTGACTGCCGCGTGGTAGGCGGCTGACATCTCGAGGTACCTGGGACGGTCGTCGTACGCAACCGCCAGCGCGGCGGTGAGCATCGGCGAGTCCTCACGGCGCGACTTCTCCCAGACGGCCGCAGCGTCGCGCAGTTCCCGCCAGCTGGCCGCGCTGAGCAGGTGAGGCTTCAGCGCGGCCTTGACCTCCGCGAGCGAGTCATACGCCTTCGCGCTGTCCTCGTGCGCCGTGTCCGTCACCCAGACGTGGCACGCGGCGGTAGCGAGCGCCCCCGCCACGTCGATGCTCTTGGAGCTCATCAGGTACGAGCGGACCATCCGCGACGGAACCGATTCGCCGCGGTCAGGCTCGCCGCGCCAGTCTTTGCCCTGGTCGAAGTTGCCGGCGCGGCGGTACATCTTGACATGACCGTCACGGGTAACGCTGGTGACGACGCCTACCGTAAACGTGCTGTACTCGCGGTTCTCGCCGTGAAGCACGTAATCGCGGTGATGCTCCTCGAACACCACGAGATCCCCGCGCTTGGCTGCGTTCGCCGTCTGCGCCGGCCGCTCTGCCGTAATCGTCATGTTCTCTCGTCCTCTCGCCTGGACTCATCAGGGCCCGTTTCACGGGCCGACGCGCGGTGACATCCGCGCGTTTCGTCCTAGAAGTCGAAGTCGGCGCATTCGCAGTTGGGGCACCGGTCACCGTGAGGACCGTGGCCGCAGTGCGCGCACCGCATGCCGTGCTCGCCAGCCGTGCCCCACGCGCCGGCGCGTTTGCGCTCCTCTTCCCGCCGCTCGTGCTCCCGCTCGTTACGCTGCTTGCGCGTCATATCCCTCAGTCCTCTCGCCTGGACTCATCAGGGCCCGTTTCACGGGCCGACGCGCGGTGATGAGCGCGCGTTTCGTCCTAGGCTGCTCAGTACCGGCCGTCACCGGACTGGCAGGCGTCCCTGTCGGCCGTCTTGTCGTGAAGCCACGTGCCGGGCTGGTGACCGCTGCTGTCGGCAATGTAGGTCATCGGCCGACCGCACTCGGGGCAGCGGCCGTTCGCGTAGTTCGCGGGGTAGTCCATGTCTGTCAGTCCTCTCGTTGCGTGTCTTCAATAACAGCGTGGCGTCCCCGGTATCGGGGGTTCCCTGCCGGCTCGATCCGGTCGGCCAGGCCGCGGAATATGGCGGGTAGCGGGCGCGCGTGGCGCGGCTGGTAGTCGCTCACGTCAGGCGCCGTAGGCGATGCGCTCGTGGGCCTTTATGAACGCGGTTGCCTGCCGCATCGTGGCGAATCGCGCGCTGTTGTTCGTGGGCAGCCACGTTGCGCGGAATCCGCGCCGTCCCTGCCGCGTCTCTGCCGTGATGCTGAACGGGCGACTGCCGTAGCCGTGGTACCCGCTCGCCGCCTTGATCGTGACTTCGCGTCCGTTGATGTCCTGCATGACGTGTCCTCTCTCACCAGTCGCCGAACGTGCACACAATGGCGCAGCGGCTGCGGGTGCAGTCATGCGCGCGGATCTCAGCTGCGAGGCGCTCGTCATCCTGCCGTCGCTGGCTACCCGCCCACTTCACCGGGGCTGCGCCACCGATGAGCTCGTCACAGCGCGGGCATCCGGGGGTCTTGCGTCCGAACGCGGGACCGCCGCAGGTGTGCCGGGTGGTCGTGCTCTTGCTCCGTGCCATACGTGTATTACACCACGTCCCACATGGCGTGTCAAGGGGAACGGCGCACGAACTCAGCACGCGCACCCATGCGCACGCACGCGGGGGAGGACAGCGCACACATGCCCCCCGTACGGACACCAGACGCACGCACACAGCTCGGGAGGGACAGAGCGCAGCGAGGGGAGGGGACGCAGCACGGGCACGCACAGAGCCGCGGGCCCGGCTCGCACCGGAAACGGACACCAGGGTACAAGGATGATTCGCGGGACGAAAGGGACGATTCGGGGTACCGCCAAGCCCCCTCTCGTATTTGGCAAAGATTTCGGCCAGAGTGAACCCGGTTACTCTCCGTGCCTACTAGTCACAGAGCGCGCCTAAGCCATCTCTCGCACCAGTCAAGATTTTCGGCTGAAGTGAGCCTGGTTACCCTGCGCACATGCCCTGGTCACGCCCCGTGCCTGGGATTTCTGAGGAGGTCTACGCGCGGACGCGAGGCCGTATCACAGCAGGTGGGCTAGCTTGGCGGTCATGACGCGGATGGTTTGCAGCCACGGGGACCGGTGTCCTGCGCCGTGCGGTGATGACCGCTGGTGCATGGAGGAGTCGGGTCATGAGGGGCCGCATACGGGCCAGGCGGTGCGTTGTGCTTGCGGCCTGTCGTATGAGGCCGCCCGCGAGAGGTTCATCGAGACCGGCGAGGTGGCTGCACTGGAGCGGATGCTGCTGAAGGTGACGCTGTAGGTCACGCCCGCAGGCTGGCGAGGATGTACGTCCACCATTTGAGGGCCCGCTTCGGGGGTACTCCGAGGTCGGTGGTTTCCTGGATCAGGCGGAGGAGGAGTTCCGCGGGGTCCGGCGGGATGGGCGCGGCCGGCTTGAAGGCGCCGGTCGGCTCCCATCCGTACGGCGTCGGCCGGTACCGGGGGCCGGGGTCATCCACCCGGCGGGCGGTGCTGTAGGCGGCAGCGAGGGAGGCGTCCTGCTCAGGCTGCGGGGTCGGCAGCATCGTCCACCACCTCGTAGCCCGGCAGATCAGGGTCGCGGTTGGCCCGGCAGAGGGATATGTTCCCGACTTCGCCAGCCGTGATCACGCCCGCCGGGTGGTCCTCGCTCTTGATGACGACCGTGCGGGCGATGCTGATCGCGAACGCGGGCCACAATTTGCGGAGTTCGCCTTTGCCGATGACGTGCCGCATCAGGTCTGCGCTTCTGGTGCGCGCGTCGGGCTCGAGGGTGACGTCAGCCCAGATGCCCTGCTCGTCGCGGCGCAGTTTGGCGGTTCCGACCGGGCCGTTGCGAAGGTCGAACTCAAGGTAGACGCTGACCGTCTCCGGAACGATCACGCCGGGCCCGAGAGGCTGCTCGGCGCAGTCAGCCCGTTCCGCGAGGCCGCGCAGGTGGATCGCTGTCACCTGCCCACCTCGATCGGGCCGGGGTCGTTGTCCCCGGTGATGAACGCGGGCGGCTGCGGGCAGTGGTGGCATTCGGGTACCCACGGGGCGTAGGAGTGGCCGCAGCCAGGGCATGACCAGCCAGATGGTGCCGGAGGCGGCGAAGCGGAACCGCGGCCTGGCGGCGGCGCTGGCTCTGCGCGTCGGCAGAACTGGCATGAGTGCCCGAGCGGGGTGCCGTGCTCGCACCAGGCGTACAGGTCGGGGCCGGGCAGGATGTGCGCCATCAGGGAGCGTCCCGGTACTCGAACGGTTCTCTCGGGACGGCGACCCTGCGCTTCTGGCAGTGCTTGCAGACCTCGGGGTACTGCGGAGGGCTCGACTGGAGAGCCTCGCCAGTGCCCTCGAAGCAGTGGCCGCCATGGCGGGTGCAGTCCTCTTCCGTCATCGGCTGCGGCTTGTCCCGCAGGCCGGCGAGGCGGTTCATCTCGGCCACGGGGTCCGGGATCTCGCGCGCTCCGGGAATGAACGTCACACCCCCATTCTACCGTCCGGGCAGAAAATCTTCCCCCGTACGGGACCCGTATTACACTACGTCCCTCAAGACGTGCTACACTCCCGGTATGAGCAACCAGCCTGTTTACCGTTACCCGCCGCGCAGCCACGTGTATAACTGCCCGTGCCCGCGGTGCGTCCAGTGCCGGAGCCGGCCGCTCCAGAGCGGCGCATGGATCTGGGTCGCGATCCCCGTCGTCGCGGGCATCTGCTGGATTGCGGCGGCCCCGCTGCGGATCTGGCACGTCACCGGGGCTGACGGGAAGCAGCATCCCGACACCGCCACGTGGATCGCCTACGGCATCGGCGCCGCCTTGATCCTCGCCGCCATGATGGCCGGCAGCATCCGCGCCTCACGGAACGGAACCTCCCGATGACCGCGAACGGCGAGCGCTACTGCTCCCAGCACCACCAGCCCCGCTCGCAGTGCAGGCCCGGCGACAGGCATGTCCAGACGTTGCGGGCCCGCGACGACCTCATGGCCGCCGTCGCGGCCAGGGTCGAGGCCGTCGGCCTGCCGACCATGAATGACGGGCTGGAGATGGCGCTGGAGGCGTGGGTGCGGGCACCGCTGCAGAAGGTCGCGAAGCAGGCCCTCGCCGACCGGCGCATCAGGCCGGGCCGGGCCGCATCCCCCGCGCAGCCCGCTTCTCCCGGCGCTGTCCCGTCCAGGTCCCCGGCGGTGAAGCCGTGAGCGGCGAAGTCGCCCTGCGGTACAAGCGGTATGGCGGCAAGGGGTCAGGCGGGCTTTTTCTTAGCTAGCCTGAACGGCCCACCGCCATGTGGGCACCGGAAAGAAGGAGGCGCGATCATGCAAGGAACGCCATGGCGGTTGGGCGTCAGATGTGACGACCCAGACTGCGGCACCTGTTTCGAGGGCGACTTCATCGTGGCGGAGGACAGTACCCGCGATGACCGGCTGAGGGTCGTCTTGAGGCACGTGGAGAGCATCGGGTGGCGTGTGGAGTATCCCCAAGGGGACGCGTACGCAGACGAAGCGGTGACGTACTGCCCCTCCTGCGGGAAGCTCGAGCGAGATTCACGGTCCGGGGCCACGATCGGCTAGGTCACGTAGACGTGCACGATGCCGGTTACCAGATCCCAGTGGACCCTTTTCACCCGCGCGCAGGCCGCCCCGCGAAGCGCGACCGTATCGCCTTCACGGGGGGCGGCCTCCAGGTCCATGGGCTCGGCCGGCTTGCCCGAGTTACGCTCATTCCAGACGTAGACCTTCATGATTCCGCTCATGCTAGCGCGGGAAGCCGGGCGGGAATCGAACCCGCGTACCCGTTAGGGCGCGACGCCTAGGCCGCCGCTTGCCGACACCAGCATGGCTGCCGGCTTCCCGCGAGCTACCGTAGCGCGCCCTGCTTTGCATCACGCGCCACTCTCCTCCACACTTTGCCCATGCCGCGCAAGTTCAACCCCGGTTACGACTTCCGCTCCGCCGAATCCCTGCGCCTGCGAGACGAGCGACATCCCGGCCGCAGGCACCCTGCCGCGCTCGTCCCGTCCGGCACCACCGAAGGGCAGCGGCCCTGCGCCCGCGGCGAATGGTGCGCCAGGAGCACGGTCATCACCCTGGACAACGGCACGACCCGCAAGGAGCCCGCCCTCGGCTACCAGGCGTTCTGCCCCGGCGACCAGGCGGCCATAGCCGCCGCGCTGTACGGGATGCCCGGCCAGTACGCCCACCTGCTCGCCGAGATCGGCAACCCGTCCCGCGAGGGCCAGGTGATCCGCGTCCCGTTCGGCCCCCGCATCCCGCTGCGGCTCGACATCGACTCCCTGACCCGGTTCACCCGCGAGATCCTGTCCTGCTGGGAGGAGCGCGTCGCGGCGGTCCGCGACCTGGCGGTCCGGGATACGGAGGACTCGCGGAAGCGGCGCGGCCTCGTCGCCGTGCGCGACTCGGCGAAGATGCTGGGCCTGAACCTGTCCGTCCTGCTCGCCCTGCAGCCTGAGCCGGTCGACCGCACCATGGACCTGATGGAGGCCCGCCGCATCGCGGAAGGGTCGCTATGGGACCACCTGCTCGACGGGACCATTCACGTGTCCCGCCTCGCCGGGATGGCCGGGATCGTCGCGGTGCTCGACGGCGCCGACGCGGGGACGGAGATCCTCGCCCTGCAGTACCTCGCCCGCGCGGTCCTGGGGGAGACGCGCCAGAGGCCGGAGGAACTGTCCGGGGTGCCGTGCCGGGACCCGGAAGGCGGCTGCGGCTGGCGTGCCCTGGTCCGCGCCGAACTGCCGTCACGGGAGGACGAGCCCGCCTGGTGGTCCGCCTGCACCCGGTGCGGCGACAAGATGACCGAGACCGAGTACCGCGAATGGGTCGCCCTGTGCGCCGCGTACGAGCGGCACCGGGCCCGCACCCCCGAGGAACTGGAAGAACTTCCCGCCGTGGCGTGAGTGGCGGGCGTGGACAGGGAGGCAAACTCGCAGTAGGTTGGGAACTGCGCTATAAGTGTGTCCCGAGCCGGGAGGTAATCCCTGGCCGGGACGCTTTTTTTATGCCCGGAGGTGAGGTTGCGGATCACCAGGGGCGACGGCCTCATCGACCGGGACCAGGCCGCCGCGCTCTGCGGCGTCACCCCTGATGCGGTGACGGCGTGGTCGAAGCGCGGGTACAAGACCCGCGACGGCAGCCAGCGGCTGTACCTGCCCGTGGCGAAGCGCGAGGGACGCCACCCGCTGTACTCGGTGATCGAGGTGCAGAAAGCCGAGTGGCACACCCGCAGGCGCGGGCGGCGCGAGGTCTTTCCCGCCGCCGCCTGACCGCTAGCATCGTCCCGTGCTCCTGTCCGACCTCATCGGCGGCCCCGACCCGCACCCTGACCTCGTAGCGGCCACGGTGCCCACGAACCGGGACGTGCTGATGGCCGTCGCGGTGCTCGGGTGGCTGCCGGATGCCCGCTGGGAGCCTGTCCTGAGAGCCTGACTCCTGGTGCGGGAGGTGCCGTGGCCCGCATCCGCGTCTGCGGGTTCTGCAGGAAGCCTGTCGCCGAGTGCATCTGCGAAGACGAGCCTGACGAGGACGGCACGGAGGCGGCGTGAGCACCCCCGGCGGCCTCGATTTCCCGGACGGGTTCGAGGCCTGGCCGAGGGCCGTGCAAGAGCGCTGGTTGAGCGATTATCACGCTCTGTATTTCCCGAAGCTCCGCTGGTGGGACAAGCCGGAGACGCTGGAGGAAGACTCCGGGCCCCGGCCGTCCCAGCTTCCCCCGGACCACCCCCGTCACGCTGACGCTGACCTGCAAGGCAACAGGTGCGGCTGCGACGGGAACCCGGACTGGTCCACCTGGATGCTGCTTACCGGGCGCGGGTGGGGAAAAACGCTCTGCGGGGCAAACTGGGTCATAGAGATGGCCCTGTCCAAGCCCGGCATCTACGTCGGCATCTGCGCCCCCACCGACAAAGCCGTCCGCTCCATCTGCATCGAAGGGGAATCCGGCGTCGAGGCCGTGGCGCGCGTGAACGGCGTCAGTATCACCGACTACAACAAGAACCGGCTTGAGCTCACGTTCGAGAACGGAAGCAAGATCCGGGGCTTCAGCGCCGAGAAGCCCGACTCGATCCGCGGCGAGAACCTGGCGTACGCCTGGTTCGACGAACTGGCGATGATCAGGTATTTCCAGTTCTACCACGAGGGGTTGCAGCCGGCGCTCCGCAAGGGAGACAACCCCCGGCTGCTGATCACCACCACGCCTAAGCGGGTCCGCCTGCTGCGCGACCTGCTGGCCGACGGCGACAACGAAGCCGAGACCGGCGTCCACGTCACCCGCGGGCGTACCGCCGAGAACCCGCACTATGCCGCGAGGCAGCGCAAGACCCTCGAGCGCAAGTACGCCGGAACGTCCATGCTCAGGCAGGAACTCGAAGGCGAGCTGCTGGCCGAGGTCGACGGGTGCCTGTTCCCGCTGGAGAAGTTCAACGAGACCCGCGTGTTCCCCGGGATGGATCACCTGCCGCAGTGGCGGCGCGTCGTCGTCGGCTATGACCCGGCTACCACGTCCAGTGCCCGCAGCGACGAGTCCGGTATCGCCGTCCTGGCGGAGGGTGCGGACGGGGACTACTACTGCCTCGAGGACTGCTCGGGCCGGTTCGACCCGGAGCAGCAGATGCGCGTCATCGCCGAGGCGTTCTACCGCAACGCCGCGGACTGCGTGGTGGCGGAAGTGAACGTGGCAGGCGACTTCATCCGGTCGCTGCTGGCCACGGTCGACCCGAACATCCCGATCCGGCCGGTCTCGGGCATGAAGGGCAAGGTCGCGCGGGCGCAGGGGCCTTCCAGCCTGTTCATGCAGGGCCGGGTGCACATGGTCGGGGACAGCTTCGGCAAGCTGGAAGAGCAGTTGTCGGCGATGACTATCGAAGACGACCGCTCGCGCATGCACGATGACCGTGCGGACGCGTTTGTCTGGGCCATGATCCACCTCGCCGGCGGCAATCAGGGCGACTGGGGCATCGTCTACGGGTTCCGTGACTGCACCAAGTGCGGGGCGCGGGTCAACGAGGACAAGGACCAGCGGTGCGCCAACTGCGGCGCGGAGGTCACCCCGATGCCCGCCAAGCACGCCGGGGGCAGGCCCGCGCAGGTCCCGTGGTCGGTGGCGTACCTGAAGACCTGCACGAACGAGGAGTGCGGGAAGACGTACCCGCCCCGTGAGCCGTCGTGTCCGCACTGTTCGATGAACCCTGAGCAATATTTGGCGAAAGCGCTCACCCTGTCCGCAGGCGGGGGGAATGGCCGGTTTGCATACTCCGGGATGGACCCGTTCCGGGGGCGGCGGTTGTGACGGCCCTAGCCGACACGGGTGTCACTTTGGCCACGTGAGCAGGTAAAATACGCTAGACTGTTCTACATAAGCGCCCCGGCAGGTGTGTCACCACCCGCCAGGGCTTCGCCGAACCTGATTGAGCAGGTCCAGCATGACCAAGCGTAAGTTCCCTGATGGCCCCCGCCAACTCCCCGGCAAGCCGCCGAGGCGATTCGTCGAGGTAGGCCAGCGCATCGGCCGAAGCATCGTCATTGAAACCGACCTCCGAATCCCTTCCCGGCCGGGTGCGAATCGCCGCAGGACTTACCGGGCCGTCCGTCTCCTCTGCGAGTGCGGAAACGAGTTTGTCTGCAACATTAATGAGGTGCTCGGCGGTAGCCGCACGGGGTGCGGTTGCGGGAATAAGCTACCCCGGCTGGCCACCCCTAACGGGGCAGCCAGGAACGCTGTGCTCAAGAACTATCAAGGTGGCGCCAAGCACCGGGGTCTCGCCTGGGAGTTGACCGGCGAGGACTTCGACCGGCTGACCTCGCAGCCCTGTCATTACTGCGGCACGCCGCCGAGCACCGTGAGAAGCGTAGGCGTGGTGCACGAGAACGGAGACTTTATCTATACCGGTCTCGACCGGAAAGATAACGCCCTCGGCTACACGCCGGACAACACGCTCCCGTGCTGCACGTTCTGCAATCGCGCCAAGTGGGCCAAGTCCTACGACGAGTTCATGGCGTGGATCGCGCAACTGACCGAGTACCACTGGTTCCGTCCCGAACTGACACCTTCGAGCCTCTTCAAGAGAAGCGCCTGAGGCGGTACATGGCCAAGGCCCTCTCCATGTCCGCGGGGCAGGGCTGGCACTCGTACACCGGGCGGGACTGGCTGGCGGGGAGGAAATTCTGAGCCTGACCAAGGCTGAGAAGGCCGACGCCCGCCTGCTGTTCGAGGCCGGGACTGCCTGCGAGCATTGCGGCGGTCTCCACCAGCGCGCCTGCCCCCGCGTCCGCAGGATCGAGAAGCACCCCAACGGCAACGTCATCGCCGTTACCTACTGGCGCAAATGGGACCAGACGGGCGTCGTCTTCCCCGAGGACGCCTACGATCCCGAGGACGGGAGCGCGGATGGGCGATGAGATGCCCGCCGACCCGTTCCGCGACGGCCTGCCCGACTGGGGACCGCTCGCCGCGAACGACTTCTCCTTCTTCGCCAGCCACCTCGCGGCCGGCTTCACGGAGGCGCAGGCCCTGGAACTGACCGCCCGGTACATCAGCTTCGTGGTGACGATCAGCATGAGCCAGCCGGCCCAGCAGCAGCCGGATCCGCCGGAAGCCTGACCGGCTCCCCCCGTCCTGCCCGGCGCAAATCAGGGGACTAGGGGGACCGGGTGGCAGTCGAGCTTTTCGCCTCCGACCGGGCCACCACCACGGTCTCCTCGGGGGGAACCACAGCCCCGGCGGGCGGCACGCAGGAAACCTGGACGGTCGCCTCGTCGGCGATGTTCGGGGCAGCGTCGACGGGTGTCTCTCAGTTCCACGTGGCCGACCCCGCTGCCCCCACTGAGATCGTCGCGGTCACCAACGTGTCCGGCACGACCTGGACGGTCACGCGGGGCGCGGAATCGACCACCCCGGTCACGCACGCAGCCGGGTTCACTGTCTACCAGGTCGTGACCACCGCGGGGCTGGGCGCGTTCGCCCAGGCGGGCAACGGGGACCTCGGCGGCACCGGGGCCGCGCCGACGGTGACCTCCACGCACCTGAGCGCGGCGCTGCCGGTGAACCAGGGCGGCACGGGCAGCACGACCCGGAACTTCGCCGGCCTGCTCACCCCGGTCGCGGTCAAGACCACGACGTACAGCGCGGCGGCCGGGGATTTCGTGCCGTGCGACACGACATCCGGCGGATTCACCGTCACGCTCCCGAACGCCCCGGCGGACCTGGCCGTGGTCGGCGTTAAGCAGGTCATCCAGGGCGGGACGAACACGGTCACGGTCGCCTGCGCCGGGTCGGACGTGTTCAACAAGACGGGCGGCGGCACCACCGCGACACTGACCCTGCTAGCCCAGGGCATGCTGCTGCAGTACAAGGCGGCCGGCGGCATCTGGTACGTCTACGCCGACGACCTGGCCCTGTCCCAGCTTGACACCCGGTACATGCCGGTCGTGTACGCGGTCAACTACGGCGCGAAACCGGACAGCCTGGTCGTCGGCGACGCGGCCATGACCGCGACCAGCGCGACGCTCACCTCGGCAACCGCGGGATTCACCTCGGCCAGCGCCGGCAAGACGGTCAACGTCACCGGAGCCGGCGCCGCCGGGGCGATGCTCACCACGACGATCTCCGCGTTCGTGAACTCCACCACCGTCACCCTCGCCGCGACCGCCTCGACGACGGTCAGCAACGCCCGCGCGTCCATCTACGGCGCCGACCAGACCGCGAACCTCCAGGCGGCCATCAACGCGACCCCCGTAGGCGGCACCTGCGTCCTGGCCGTGCCGAACTCCTACGCCGCCTACCTGGTCACCGGCAGCCTCAAGCTGTACGGGGCCACCGCCTCCAGCCCGGTGCCGGTCAAGCTGGCCGGGTGGGCGGACCGCGGCGACGTCGGCGCGCACCTGCTCGCCTCTACCGCGTTCCCGCAGAAGCCGGTCATCGACGCTTCCACGAAGTACGCGCCTGGCGGCACGGCGACCCAGTTCTCGTTCGGCGAGATCGAGAACCTGTACATCGACCTGGCCGACGTGCCCACCGCCACGGGCGCCGTGGGGATCTACTACGACCGGATCCAGCAGTTCCTCGAGACGAAAGTCAAGGTCCGCGGCGGGGCGTGCGGCCGGGTCACCGGCTGGGCCAACAACCTGCGGTTCTTCCAGCCCGAATGCTTCAACGCCTCCGACTCCTACTGGAAGTGGCTCACCTCCTACAGCGCTGACGCGCCGTGGGACACCGCCAACGCGGGGAACACCGTCGGCCCCGGGCAGACGTACGGCGACCCCATCCAGTTCGAGCTGATCTACCCGTACAACTACCTGACCGCCGGCGCGCTCGGCATCACCGCGAACGCCTTCTACACGATCAGGGCCGGGAACGACTTCCAGATCATCGGCGGCCACTCCCTGCGCACCCCCGGCATCGCCGCCTATGTCCTCAACGGCCTCAACGTCGACTTCTCCCAGTTCAGCCCCGCCAAGAACCTGTTCATGTTCACCGACATGCACGAGATCGACGGCTCATTCGACAACGCCGGGAACGGCGCCGGGGTCAGCCTGAACAACGCGGTCGTCGCCGCGTTCGGCGATAACTACTGGGCCTCCTCCGCCCCTGTCGGCGAGGCGGGCATGTGGTCGCTGAAACTCACCAACTGCGCTGACATCACCGTCGGGCAGGGCAAGTGGAACGGCCTCGGCGTCCTCCTCGACGGGGTGAACACCCAGCTCAACTTCGTAGAGACCCGGTTCACCCAGTCCAAGGGCGGGTTCGTCTACAACAGCAAGGCCGCCGGGACGCTCGACTCGACGATGAACGCCCTGACGCTGCCGCAGGCCTCCATCGCCGTCGACAACATGACCGGGACGCTCCCCGCGGCCGGGTCCCTGATGGTGGCCACCACCGCGAGCGGACCGCAGTCGGTCACCTACACCGGGCAGTCCACCGCCGGGAGCGTGACCACGTTCACCGGCTGCACGGGCGGGTCCGGCACGCTGGCCACCGGCGGCGTCGTCGTCCTGCAGTCCGTGACCAGCTCCCGGTTCACCCAGCGGTACTACGCCGGGGCGCTCGCCGACAACGCCGAGACCCTCGCCGCGCTGGCGCAGGCATCACCCGGGCAGGCGCGGAGCCCGCTGCTGCTGCTGGGTAACGCGAACACCGCCGCCCTGCAGATCTCCCGCGCCATGGACGGCAAGGCCTGGTCCATGCAGATGGACACGTCGGCGACCGGGACGCTGCAGTTCAAGAACCCCGAGGGCTCGACGAAGCTGCAGCTCAGCGACTCCGGCAACCTCACGCCCGGCAACGCCATCGCGATCACCGCCGGCGGGACCGGGCAGACGACCCAGCAGGCCGCGATAAACGCCCTGACGGGCACGCAGTCAAGCGGGAAGGTCCTGCGGTCAGACGGCGCCAACGCGACCCTGGCCGTGATCCAGGCCGGGGACGTGCCCACCCTGAACCAGAACACCAGCGGAACCGCGGCGGGGCTGTCCGCCACCCTGGCGGTCGGGTCGGGCGGCACGGGGCAGGTGTCGGCAGCCGCCGCGTACAACGCCCTGTCCCCGATGACCACCACGGGGGACATCGAGTACGAGTCCGGCGCGTCCACCGCCTCCCGGCTAGCGGGGCCCACCTCGGCGACGAAGAACTTCCTCACCTCGACGGGGACCGGCGCGGCGGCCCAGGCCCCGGCGTGGGGCACCATCGCCGCCGGGGACCTGCCGGCAGCCACGACGTCCACGCAGGGTGCCATTATCCTTACCGGCACCGCCGGCGACATCCAGCCCATCGGCACGTCGGCTGTCGCCGGGAGCAGCACTAAATGCGCTCCCGCTAACCACGTCCACTCGTGGGGGCAGGCGGCCCCGGCCGGGTTCACCCCGGCTAACCCGACAGCGACCGCGAGCACGACCCTGGTCATGATGGGCCTCGGGTCGACGTGCGCCTACACGCCGACCGGATCGGGGCTCGTCCTGGTCAACGTCACCGGGTACGGGTTCATCAACACCACCCTGACGTTCATGACGGTCGGCGCCCGTTACGGCACCGGCACGGCACCGGTCAACGGCGCGGCAGTCAGCGGGACCAGGTTCGGCGCAGTCGGCGACCCGCAGATCCGGGGCAACAACACCGGGACGAACAACAGCACCGCGTTCGCGTTCACCGCGCTGCTCACCCTCACACCGAGTACGGCGTACTGGTTCGACATAGCTGCCGCCACCAACAACGCTGCCGATACTGCTCAGATCCAGAATGTGAGCATGAGCTTCGTTGAACTGCCTTAGCATGCCCGGCGAGCGCTGAAAGGGGACTGGGATGGCTGGCATTAGCTTCACTAACCAGTATTCGGAATATCCGTTGTACCTGGTGGAGGTCTCGCTAGACGGCGCTAACGAGAATGTTGCTTTCTGGATCGGCAACTTCTCGGGCTTCCCGGCGGCTAACAGCTATCCCTGTTACCAGGCGCCTTCCTTCGCCAACCCTGACATAATGGACATCGGGCCAGCCTTCTATGAAGGTGGCTCCTCGGCAGTCGCCTCTCTGTTGGAGGCTGTAAAAACATGGGCCGAGGGTTACGACTGGTCAACGCTCACGGGCTATGCGTACTCATCGCTCACGGCAACGGAATTCAGCGAGACGTCCGCAAATGTAACGCCAAGCTAGTCGTCGAGTTGCCGTGACGGCTGCCCGCTGACCGTGGTCACGCCTCCGCGCCCGGCGGCCTTCAGGCTTGCCGCGCTGCCCCCGCAAGAAGGAGGGCGGCCCCGGTGACCGCATATCCCGGCTTCTACGCCGTGCCGGGATCGATGTGGCCCGGCGCGATCTGGCCCGGCGACACCCTGGCCCCGGCCGTCATCGCGCCGGCGGTCGTGTTCACCTACGGCACGCCGTACTTCGAGTGGGAGACGGGAACCCCGTACTTCGAGTGGGCGACGGGAGACCCCTACCTGTCCTGAAGCCGGGAGGCGTGTGGGGCTCACCATCATCGGCATGTCTCACCTGTCGCTGAAGTACTACATCGTCCCGGTGGCCGCCACCAAGGCAGGCGTCTCCTACAACCCGACGGGCGACGCGGTGCAGTTCGCGTTCATGCCCACAGCCACGCAGGTCCCGCAGGTCTCCGACCTGGTGACCGGCTCCTGGGACGCGAACCCGTCCAGCCTTCTCTACCCGTACAACGCCAAGTGCCTCGTCGGGCCCGGCGGCACGATCACCCTCGGGATCGGGACATACGTGGTGTACCAGAAGACGACCGACTCACCGGAGATCCCGTTCGACATCGTGGGCTACCTCCAGATCCAGTGAGGCGGGGGTCAGCATGAGCCGCACCTCGGGCGTCCTCGCTGCGATGAAGGCAGTCCCCGGCGGCGCTCGCTACACCCCCGCGCCGCAGTCGGGCGGCTGGGGCGGCATGAACCAGGTCGCCGCCAACGCGATGTACGGGAACCCGGGCGCCGGCCAGAACGGCTACGGCCCGTTCCTGCCCCGGCCGTCCAGGACGTTCACCGACGGCGCGTTCGGCCCCATGTCGCCGATCCAACCCGTCCCCGTCGACGAGCCCGCGGCCCCCGGCGGCTTCCCCGACCCGCGCTACTGGCAGTACCCCGTCGGGTGGAACCTCCCCACCCAGCCCGGCGCCGAAGGCCTCAAGCTCGCCAGCTTCGCCCAGCTCCAGACCATCGCCAGTAAATACAACGTCGCCCGCCGCGCCATCGAGCTCCGCAAGGAGGAGATCGCCGGGCTCGAGTGGTCCATCGAGCTCACCACCAAGGCGGCCAAGGCCTACCAGGGCGACCACAAGGCGATGCGGGACTTCGGGGAGCGCGCAGCGGAGGCGACGAAGTTCTTCCGGCACCCGGACCCGGACTACTTCGACTTCGGCTCGTTCCTCAAGGCGCTGCTCGAAGAGATCTTCGTCTTTGACGCCCTGGCGCTGATCTTCCGGCCCAAGTACGGCAAGGGACTCGGCCGGGGCCTGCTCGGCAGCGACCTGGACAGCCTCAGCCTGATCAGCGGGCCCACGATCCGGCCGCTGCTGAACATGCACGGCGGCAAGCCCCGCCCCCCGGCCCCGGCGTACCAGCAGTTCCTTTTCGGCGTGCCCCGCAGCGACTTCCAGACGGTCATCTCCGGCGCCGACATCGACGACTACGGGCTCGCCGGCGCGGAAGTCAACCAGTTCCGCGCCGACACGATGCTGTACCTGCCGCTCGTCCCGCGCCGGGAAAGCCCCTACGGGTTCCCGCCGATTGAGCAGGCGCTGCTGCCGATCATCTCGGGCCTGCAGAAGCAGGAGTTCCAGCTCCAGTACTTCACCGAGGGCACCATCCCGGCGGTGTACATCTCGCCCGGCGACCCGAACATGACGCCGACGCAGATAAAAGAACTGCAGGACGCATTGAATGGAATCGCTGGAGACCCTGCATATCACCTTAAAGTGATAGTACTTCCGCCTGGCAGCAAGGTTGACCCGCAGCGTCCGGTAGATCTTTCGGATTCGTTCGACTACCTGGTGATGAACCAGGTCCTCATGCAGCTCGACGTGATGCCGACCGAACTGGGGATCGTCCCGGACATCGGCGCCACCCAGCAGGGCCCGTCCGCGTCGGGCATCAAGCTCGGCGCGCAGGCCTCCCGGGACCCGAAGTCCCGCAAGTCCACCAAGCCGCTGCTGATGACCCTGTGCGGCATCGCCAACTACGTCCTGCAGGACATCTGCGGCCAGCACGACATGAAGTTCTCCTTCGAGGGCCTGCAGGACGACGAGGACAAGGCCGCGATCACGCAGCTGGGCGTCGAGCAGGTGCAGAACGGCATCTCCTCGATCGACGAGGTGCGGGACCGGCTGGACATGCCCCCGTGGGGCCTGCAGGAGACGGGCGAGCCGGTCGTGTTCACGGCGCAGGGGCCGATCCCGTTCTCGATGGCCCCGCAGCTCATCGCGAACATGCAGGGCGGCGGCGCCGGGGGCCAGGGGACGAACTCCGGGCAGCGCACCACGTCGTCGCGGACCCGGAACAGCCAGCCGGCCGTCCGCCGCGGCGGCCAGACCCGGCCGAACGGCTCGCATCCCGCACCAGTGTCGCCGCACCGGGAGTCTGTCACCCCCGCCCACTCCGCAGCCGCCGGAGCGATCCAGTCGCCCGGCCCGCGCACGGGGGGCACCCCGTCACGGTCGTCCGTCGCCGGCAGCCGCAAGAAGGCCGTCGACTCCGAGCTCGGCGCGCTGGCCCGGCACCTGCGCAAGGGCCGGCAGATCAGCACGTGGGTGACGGAGCACATCCCGGAACGCGCCCTCGGGATGATCGCCGAGGACATCGCCAGGGGCGTGCTGATCGACACGGCTGTGGAACGCGCCGGGGACATCTGCCTCAAGGCTGACGACGACGGGCCGGTCGCTTGCGGCAGCCCCCGGCCCGTCCCTGATTCATACCCGCCGGCAGGCGAGGTGACGAAGGCCGCCGCGCACTGGCCCGGCTGGGAGCGCGACCTCGGCCTGGTCGGCGCGTACAAGAACCTCATCGGGCAGGCGTTCCACGACGCCGAGGCCAAAGGCTCGGACCTGCGCCGCAAGGCCGCCACCGGGGGCATGTACGTCAGCAACGCCACCCTGCGGGACCTGATCTCCGACGAGGTGCGGGACGTCTTCTCCGGCGTCCTGGCGCCCCTGTGGACCGAAGCGTGGCACCTCGGCTACGCGGCGGCCAAGTCCCTCGTCACGGGCGCTCCCGCGGACTTCAGCGCCAAGGGGGAGGACCCTGAGGCGCTGGCCGGGTTCATCGGCTCCGAGGGGGAGCACTGGCTCCAGCAGGTCGCCCGCACCGGGCTGGGGAACAACAGCGTCCGCGCGGAACTCATCGCCCGGACCGAAGTGGCCAGGGCGGTCAACAGCGCGGCCATCCAGTGCTACCGCGACCACGGGGTGCAGTTCAAGCACCTGCTGCTGTCGCCTAACGCCTGTGACTTGTGCAAGGACGCCGCCGATGACGGAGAAATCCCGCTCGATGCCGTCTTCTCGGCGGGGGGCGTACTGGGGCTGGTCCATCCGGCTTGCCGATGCGTACCTGCGCCAGCAGGCGTGGAAGCTGAGCCGCCGCTGGCGCACCTGGGTAAATCCGCCGCCGTAGACGACGAGACGCGCCTCGTCTGGCTGCTGCTGCGCGCCCGCGACGAGGACGGCAAGTGGCGGTTCCTGCTCCAGCAGCGCCCCGACGGCACCTGGGGCATGCCGGGCGGGAAGCCGCACGTGGGTGAGGACTCGTGGACCGCTGTGCTCCGGGAGACGGCCGAGGAGATCGGCCAGTTCCCTGAACTGCGGATCGCGGGGACCTTCCACCATGTGGAGGACGACGGCAAGACGCAGGTGTACCTGTGGCTGTGCGACACCGCGTACTTCCACCCCACCCTCGACGGGGCCACCCCGGACGAGACGCGGGGCGCGGCGTGGTTCCGCCGCAAGGAGATCGCCGCCCTGGACCTGGCCCCGAAGTTCCGCGAGGACTGGGAGCACGGCATCACCCTGCGGGAGCACGTCACCAAGGCCCTCCAGCGCATGGTGAACGCGAACGGGGAAGTCCTCACCCTCACCCCGGCCTCGCAGGCGCTCCAGGCGGTCGGCAGCCGCTGGCCCTATCCGCACAGGGCGGACGGCTCGGAATGGCCTGACGCGGGCCCTGGGGCCGTTCCAGGCGATGCCGGAAGCGCGGGCGGGGAACCGCCGCGCTGGTCCGACGACATGGCCGAGCCGGAGCCGCACGACACGCTCGAGCCCCGCGGCGGGGATGACGGGGAGATGCCCTCGCGCGGGCGCAAGCCAAACCCTCCCGCCGTGGCGTTCCCGAACCAGGGGTACGCGCACGACGAGATGTGGCCTGCGCCGCAGAACACGCTCACCCCTGCCGCCTCTCCCGTCGGCGGCCGTACCGGGGTGCCGCCGTCCGGGGTGAAGTCCGCGAACGACTCCGGGCACCCGGTAGTCGGCTCCGTTCCGGCACGAACCCCGGAGCCGTACAAGCCGCACACCGCCGAGCCTGAGGCGTTCGACCCGGCCGAGACGGTGGAGGAATGGTCCCCGGAGGCCGGCAGCAACGTCGTCCACGACCTCCCCAAGGGCGCGCAGCACGTCACCGACGCGAACCCGGTGGAATGGCGGCACGTATATGCCCAGCTAGAGGGCAATTTCCCGGACTCCGCGCTGGAATGGGTCAAGCATTCGACATGGGTCGGGCCCGTCAACGTTCCCTGGTCGCGCGTCGACGACGACGACATCGACTCGTGGGCCGCCAGCCACCAGCCGGAAGCGGTACAGCGGTTCGCCAAGGACATCGCGAGGGGCGGGGCGCACACCAACCCGTCGGTCCTCGTCCACCAGGCGAACCACCCCGACGGCCGGGAGATCATCATCGACGGCCATCACCGGGGAATGGCGCGGCACTTCAAGCTCGGCAAGCCGGTCCTCGCCTACGTGGGGACGGTCCCGGCCCGGTGGATGCCCCAAGCGCTGCAGACGCACAGCAGTCAGTTGCATCAGGGCGACGACCCCGCGAACAAGGGTGACGCCGAGACGCTACGCGAGTACTGGACGCACGAAGCCCACGGCGGCCCGACGGACTTCGCCTACGCCGACGAAATTGCCTGGGGTACCGACGGCGACTTCATGCGCGCGGTCGCGCTGCTGAAAGAGCACGCCCACATGACCGACGAGCAGGCCAAGGGCTACGCAAATCTCATGCACCACAGGGCGCTCGGCTACTGGCCCGCACAGCACGCGCAGATGGAAGAGGGTAAGTAGAATAGCTTTACGAAGTGCCCCGATGGCACCGCAGCATTAGTTGGCCAGCTCATCTGACCTGCAAAGACTCCACGTTTCCGCAGGTCGCGTTTCGATGCTGGCCAGGCATGCACCGAGAGGAGGTGAGAGCCGTGGGCAACATCACCGTAGGCAGGTACGGCCACCCCGAGAGCACCGGACACCAGGGGTGGATCGAACCGGCAGACGCGAGCTGGATAGCGTTCGTCGCGAATGACGGGAGCCCGGTCGTATTCCTGAACCGGGACGCTGAGACCGGCGCAGTGCTGTGACCGGCTGGCCGCTGCGGGACGAGCAGCGCGCCAGGAAGCGGCTCCGCCTCCGGCCCGCGAGCGCGTGAAGCTCTCCGTCACCGAATACGAGCGGGAGCAGCTGGCCGTGGCCCGGCAGATCGTGGACGAGCTGAACGCCAACCTGGCCGGCCGGGGAGCGGAGTTCCGGTTCGCGGTCACCTTCGCAGGGGAAAGCGAGCCGGAAGGGCTCCTGGCCGACTACCTGGCGGCAGCAGGCGATGAGCCTGATATCTGACCCCGCCCGCCTCCTGTCCGCCGTCGCTGACGCCCTGAACGCCCTGGAGAACGCCGGGGTCACCGTGGACCTGGCAGGCGGGGCAGTGATGACCCCCCGGGGCTACGTGATGGCCCTCGGGGATGACCGGCTCGGCAGCAGGTGGCAGGCGCGGACGCGACTGTGGACGCCGCTGCAGCCGCCTGACGACAGCAGCGACGAGGACTAGGGGATTGAGTCCCACCATTCGGTGAGCGGCATCCCCTCGGGCTTCACGTAGAAGTTGATGCCGTCGCGGGATGCCACGGCCTGCTCGCTGACGACCTTCCAGTCGCCGGGCCGGGTTCCTTCGGGGAGGGCCGGCCAGTCGGGGAGTGGCCGCGAGGGTGCCTCGTCGCCCCAGCAGACGATGCCGAGGCGCTGCTTGACCTCGCTGATCCATTCCCGTCGGCTGCGCTCCTCGGCTTCGCGCTGGTTGCGTACGCGCTGCCAGTACCTGCGTGACTCGTCGCGCAAGGGAGTCCAGTACCCGCTCATTCCTTCATCGTGGCACGCCTGACGGGCGGCCACCCCGTCATGGACGCCGACAGCAAGGAGCCGTGTGGCCACAACGCTTGATGCCGATCAGGAGCTGCTGCACTTCAGCTTCCCGATCGAGAAGCAAGAGGACACCGACTCCATCAACCCGGTCGACGGGACGCCTGACATCTGGATTGTCGGCAAGGCCACGGACGGCACCGTGGACGCGGACCGGCAGATCGTGGACCCGCAGTGGAGTGCCGTCGCGCTGAAGGAATGGGCCGCGACGGGCGGCAACGTCCGCATGAGCCACGACCCGAAGCGGCCGGTCGGCAAGGGCCACGACGTTCAGGTCACCACGGACGGCCACTACGTCAAGAGCCTGATCTGCGACCCGCTGGCCAAGCACTTCGTCCGCACCGGGGTCCTGAACGACTACTCGGTGGGCATCTCGATGCCGCACATCAAGTTCGGCCCGGACAAGGCCCTGGACCCTCGCGGCGCGGCCACGGGCGGCATCATCACCGGCCGGCCGGACGGGCTGAGCAAGATCGCCGAGCTGAGCGTGGTCGACCGGGGTTCCAATTTCTCCAGCAAGTTCCAGATCACCCGCAAGTCGGCGGGTGGCGGGGACGACTTCGGGTTCGCCGGCGAGATGGTCGGCTCGCAGGAAGAGATCGCCAAGGCGGCACCTCCCGCGCTGCTCGCCAAGGTGACCGGCGGGAACCTGCTGACCAAGGGCGGCGGCACCGACACGTGGCCGGCCCCCGACGAACTGGTGAACGTCGACCTGCCCGCCAGCCTGTCCCTGTCCATCTCGCCCGCCGACATCGCCAAGCTGAACACGCTGAGCCGCAAGCTCGCGGTCGGCCAGCACTACGACGACCTCGCCCTCAAGGCCGTCACGGACGCCGAGGCGGCGGTCTACAAGCGGGACATCGACACCGCGACGAGGCGCCGGCTGGCGGCGGACGGCAAGGCACTCCCGAACCTGTCGTACCCGATCGAGAACGCCGGGGACCTGGGGAACGCTGCCACGCTGGCGCGCTCGGGTCACGGTGACACAGCGGCTGCGCGCCGCCTTATCGCCCGCAGGGCAGAGGAGCTGGGTGTGGCCAATCCGCTCGATGAGAGCGACGGCGTGAGCAAGGGCGGCAGCCTGGAAGAGGCCGGCCGCGCGCTGCTCGATGATGTCATTGCCGACAAGGCGGCTGCCGCCAGGGCGGCCGTGCAAGAGCAGGCGGCGAAGGCCGAAGCCGAGCCTGAGGTCACCAAGGACCCCGAGCCCGAGCCCAAGGACAAGCCGGTCAAGAAGGCCAAGGCCAAGAAGAAGAAGCTCCCCCCGTGGCTCAACAAGCCTGCTGACGACGACTCCGGCAGCGATGACTCGGACGACGCCTCCAAGGCGTGCAAGTCCGTCACCGACCACCTGTGGACCGGGGTCGAGGGCACCAGCGACATCGTGTGCTCCAAGTGCCACACCACCCCCGCGCAGGCGGCAGGCGTGGCCGGCACCCACGACATGACCTGCGCACCCGTCCCCGAGTTGATGGAGTCCGACGGCCCGGCGTCGACCAAGGGCGCCACTCCGGCGTCCGCGTCGGGTGCGGTCGGCGAGTCGATGAAGCCCGTCCCCGCGCACCGGGAGCCGGACGGGGCGGAGGCGGAATCCTTCGAGGCCGACGCCGGCATGGCCGACGGCGACAGCGGCAAGTCCGCGGTGCCCGACCTCGCCCCGGACCCGGAAGTCGCCGCGCTGCTGCGGTTCAAGGCGACCGGCGCCGACGAGGACCTGGGCCGCCTCCACGACCTGACCTGCCCCGCGTTCCACCCCGAGCAGGTCGCGAAGTACCACCCGTACGCCGACCTCGGCACCCTGATCGACTCCGGGGCGTGGCAGCGCAAGACCCTCGCCGCCGCCGCCGGCCCGCTCGAGGCCGCCATGAAGGCGCAGGAGACCTGGCAGGCGGCCCTGCTGCTGAAGACCGCCAGCCCGGCCGACCTGAACGACTGGCGGCTCGAGCTGCACAAGGCGTTCCGTGACGCCAACCCCGGCCCCGGGTCGTACCCGACGCCGGGCTGCGTGTCCCCGCAGTCGTACAACCGCCCGGTCCTGACGGACGGACGGTCCGCGTACGCCACCGACCACGGCGGGCCGAACACCTCCCCGCAGGTCGCGAGCAGCGCCCCGGACGCGCACAGCTTCGACCGGCCGCCGCTGTCGTCCGGGCACCAGTCCCCGTCGCCCAGCTTCATGAAGGCGTCGTTCGAGTACCCGTCCGAGCAGGGCGTCCCCACCCAGCTGTCCTACGCGGCGATGGAGAAGGAAGCCCAGCGGCAGGCCCTCGTCCGGATGCACGAGCACCTGTCCCGCCAGTTCCCCCCGGTGTGCCCCATGGCCCTGGACGGTCCGCAGCAGGCCGAGAACCACCCCGTGCCCCAGCCTGCGGGCATCGGCAAGGGCGAGGGTTTTCAGCTGGACCTGGACGCCATCGCCGCCAATCCTCCGACCAGGGCCGGCGCTCCCGTCGCTGCCCTCAAGGCCGAGCCTGAGCGGGACGGCCTGTTCATGGACGCCGACATCTACAAGGGCTTCAAGAAGCAGCGGAAGAAGCTCGGCAAGAAGGTCCTGTCCGGCTCGATGACCGTCGACGAGGCCCGCGCCAAGCTCGGCCGCCAGTTCGCCCAGAAGGCCGCTGAGCCTGCGATCACCTTCGCGCCGAACGCCGACGCGACCCCCGGCGACATCGCCCGCATCCAGGCTGGCCTTGAGAAGTCGGCTATGGCCGCAGGCGGCAAGGTGCTCGTGCTGCCGCCTGGCACCCCGGCCGCTCCTCCCGCCGCCGCCTCTTTCGGCCCCGCTGACATTGAGGCCGCAGTGACCAAGGCCGTCGCCCCTCTCCTGGAGAAGATCCAGCAGCAGGACGAGACCTACACCACCAAGCTTGCTGAGCAGCAGCGCGTCATCGACGCCATCGCTGACCAGCCAGACCCGTCCACGGCCGCGTTCAGCGGCCTGGCGTTCCAGCCCCAGGTCATCAAGTCGAGGCGGCCGGCGGCCGTCCCCGACGTAGCTGAGGCCGCGGCGCGGTCCCAGGACATGATCCGGCGCAACCTTGAGAAGACCTACTACAACCACTCCGATCCAGGCATCCGTGAGGCTGCCGGTCAGTCCCTGTTGACACTGGGACGGGAGGCAGCCCCATGATCTTTTAGGAGACATGTGGCAGTAACGTACGCCGCCGATGAGGCGGCAGGCCCCCAGATGGGGGCAGGGGGAGCGCCGCGCATGGCCCCCCCGTCCGGCAGGAACTTCGAGGAAGCGATCACCAAGTCCGCGGCCAAGGCCGTCAAGGGCGTCGGCCACGTCACCAAGGGCATCCCCCTGGACGACGCGTCCGACGGCGGGACGATCTTCACCAAGAGCCATGACCTGATGCTGCGGACCAAGGCCGCGACGGTCCAGGGCCGCCACGACTCGGACACGGTGATCGGCAGCCTGGCGACGGAGTTCGCGACGAACCCGCAGTTCGCCCCGCTGGCGTACCGGCTTCGCGCCGACGCCGACGTGCGGAAGAACTTCACCGCGCAGAACCTCGGGACGGCGGGTGCGCCGTACGGGCTCGTTCCGTTCGATCTCGCGGCGCCTTCGCGGCTCGTGTACCCCGTGTACACGCTCTTCCGCAACAAGTTCCCCCGCCCGGCCGGCCAGGGCCTGTCCAAGCAGGTCTACGGCCTCCTGGGCATCTCCGGCAGCCAGACCGGCGGCCAGGGTGTCATCGACATCTCCCTGCCGGAACTCGTCCAGTCCGGCCAGACGGGCATCGGCTCGACCTGGCCGCTCAACATCCCCGGCGCCGGGTCCCAGACCCAGTACCGGCTCAACGTGCCCTACAGGTTTTTTGGGCTCAGTGAGTCGCTCAGCTGGTTGGCCCAGTTCCAGGGTCAGGGATTTGAGGACATCTCCGCCCTCGCTAATCTCGTGCTGCTGCAAGAGATGATGCTGGGCGAGGAATATCAGATGATCGCGGGTTCGTCCCAGAACCTCGCGACCCCCGCAGCGCCTGCCATCACCCAGCGTGTGGCGGGCTCCAACGAGACCGCCATCACAGGCGGCGGCACCCACTTCGCCGTCGCGGTGACCGCGCTGAACTACTTCGGCGAGACCACGGTCAGCTCGTTCACCTCGGACACCCCGCTGACCACCGGCAACGTCGTCGACGTCGTGATCACCCCGGTCGCCGGGGCGCAGCAGTACAACATCTACGTGTCGACGAACTCCTCGGCCTCGAGGGCGAACGGGTTCCTCCAGGTCGGCACGTCGGTGCAGGCCGGCGTCACGACCACGGGCAAGCAGACCGCGAACTCGGTGGGCGGTATCCGGTTCACCATCCAGGGCGCGGTCGCCACGGCGAACACCGCGTCGGCGACGGACACGGGGACGGGCTCCAGCCAGCGGATGGAAGGCCTCATCCCGGTGCTGTCCGGCCTGTCCGACACCGGCTCCGGCCCGTACGCGAACGTCGGGTTCGAGGCCGCGAACGTGTGGCAGGGCGGCTACGTCAACCAGTCCGTCGGGACCCACCTCAGCACGAACGCCATCTTCACGGCGCTCGACGGGCTGTGGGAGAACAACGGCATGAACAACGTCACCCCGGGCGTGTACCGGGCTGACCCGTCCGAGATCGTCGCCGACGGCGGCGACCTGATGCGGCTCGCGAACGACATGCTCACCCAGGGCGCGGGCCTGAACTACCTTCTCAACATCTCCCAGGACCAGATCTCCGGCATTCGCGCCGGGGCTGCCGTGGCGGAGTTCGTGAACCCCGTCACGAGGTCGACCGTGAAGCTGACCGTGCACCCCTGGATGTCCCAGGGCACGGCGCTGCTGATGTCCTACCAGCTCCCGCAGACGTGGAGCCACGTGGACAACGCGTGGGAGATGACCTGCGTACAGGACTACGTTTCCGTCAACTAGTAATCAGGCGGCTTCGGAGGGTGACCTCCGTCGAATAACGGCACTGATCAGGAAACCCCGGCTGTAGCAACAGGGGAATCGTGAGCACCGTCGATGCCTGGCGGTGTGCAGAGAGCGTATGTGCCGGATCTGTGTAACCGGCGTCGGCCCGAGGCATTACGGGCCGGGCGACGGCAGATCGTGAGACGTTCCGAACTGCATTGACCAGCGAAGATGCAGAGGCGCGGCAGAAATGACCCGCCCATCTGTCCGTTTTGGGTAGATGTAACACCTTGCGCGTGGCCTGTCATAGATGCGACCTTTAGGTACTCGATATTCCTTTTGGGGTCTTTGGTCGCACATGCGCCGTTCTACTCTGGAATCCTTCAGGGTCTCCAGGTGAGCGACATCAGCCCCTACAGTTAGGCGCAACGTCTCATACCTGAAACGTGTTAAGCTTTAGGTATGAGACGCACTACTCCAGAGGACCGGCGGCGTATCGCCGCCATGTATCAGGCCGGGATGAAATGGCAAGAGATTGCCGATGAAACCGGCTTCAGCGCGTACACGGTCGGCAACGCCCTTCGCAAGGAGGGCGTTGCTGCCGACCGTGGGCAACTCAACACCCGGACCTCGCCCGAGGATGAGGCGAAGATCCTCCAGTTGTACGCAGACGGCGTGCCGCTTACTGAGATCGTCAGCAGGTCGGGGCGTACTGAGCACACCATCACAGCGGTGCTGCGCCGTCATGGCAGCGTGCCAGACCGGAAGCCGCACCGGCTCGCCGATGAACTCCGCGAACGCGTCCCCGGCCTGTACGAGAGCGGCATGGATGCCCCGGAGATCGGGCGCGTGCTCGGCTGCCATTCATCCAGCGTCTACAACGTGCTGGAAGAACTGGGCATCGGGCGCAGGGAGCGGATCGCCTGCGACAACCCCGGCTACTTCGACCAGATCGACACCCCCGACAAGGCCTACTGGCTCGGCTTCCTTGGCGCAGACGGATGCGTAACGGGATTCACCAGGGGGACCCGGGAGTACTTGCGTCTTCAGGTCAAGTTGGCCCGCAAGGACCGGGACCACCTCGTAACGCTTCACGGGTCACTGAAGGCCCGGCGTCCGATCCGCGATTTCGAGGAAGAGTCCTACGGGAAGATGGTTCCCGTCTCAATGCTCGCCGTCTGCTCGCCTCCGCTGGCTAAAGCCCTGGTGAACAACGGCATTATTCGCCGCAAGACGGATGTGCTTGAGCCCTGGGATGGCCCTGCCGTCCTGATGCCGCACTACTGGCGCGGACTGGTCGACGGGGATGGCAGCATCACCATCAACGAGCGCGGCGTCTTCACGCAACTGACCGGTAGCGAATCCGTGGCGAAGGCATATGAGGCCTGGGTCAACGCGCTCATCGGCACTAACGTGCACGCCACCCCGAAGAAGCCGAGCACGACGACGTGGTGCGTGCAGGTGGGCGGGACCGTGCGCGTCCTGCGCCTCCTTGCTGCCCTCTACGATGACGCTCCGGTCGCCCTCGCCCGCAAAAAGGCCCTGGCTGACCTCGCCGTCCACGGGAAGCCTCTGGCCGCCACCCTGTTCTGACCGTCAGCACGCAGGAAGGCCCGGATGAGAGCTATTCACCCGGGCCTTCGCGGTTTCCAGGCTAGAGAAGGAGTCCGATGTCCGACAAGAGCATCCGCGATGAGGTGGCCGAACTGGCCGAGGCGGTGCGCGAACTGAAGGACCGCGAGGTAGCGGACACTCTCCGTGACCTGCGCGCCGAAGTGGAGAAGCTCCGCGCCGACCGTGCCGCGCACCACTGCCACGGCTGCACCTGCATGCACATCCACTGGCAGCCCTACACCTGGACGGTCCCGGGAACGGTCACCTACCCGAACTACGTGGTTACCAGCGGCACGAGTACGGCTGGGTCTACCACGAACCTGGGCCTCACCAACTGAACGACAACTGAATAGCGGCGCGCTTGCCGCGCAACTCTCGCAACTCACCGAACAGCAAGGGAGCCTGTGTGGCCATCGCCGCAGCCTGGGCCGTCAACAACACCGCCGTCACCACCACCGCGGGCACGGTCTACACGACCGCTGCCGGATACAAGCGGGACCTGGTGGTCACCAACTCCGGGACGGCCACCATCTTCATCGGGATGGGAGCCTCCAACGTCGCCACCTCAGTGGCCAGCTTCGGGATCCCGACAGGCGGGACCGTGGTCCTGACCCAGTGCCAGGTGCCGGCGTCGACCCCGATCACCGCCTGCACCGGGGCCGGGTCCTCCACGGTCTCGATCGGCTACGGGTCCCTCGTCAACTACACCTAGGCAAGCCCTGACAGCGAGGAGAGGAGGCACCGATGCCGAACATCCCCCCGGGTTCGCCGTCGAACGTGAACCCGGCCGTGACGCCGACGTGGGTGTTCACGCCGAACTCGTCGGCCGTGTCGGTCCTGCGGGTCACGAACACGTCGCGGAACCCGGTGTACATCGGCGGGTCGCAGGTCACCCAGAACAACGGGCTGATCATCCCGCCGAACAGCAAGACCGTCGAGGTGATCGGGCTGACCGGCGCCGTTTACGCCCTGTCGGGGGTCGGCGGCCTCGCCGCGGCCGGGACGATGAGCTCGACGGCGGTGACGGTCGGGACGACCGCGATCACCCTGACTACCACGGTGCCGACCGGCCTCGCGGCGGGCACGACGATCGTCGTCGGGGCCACGACGGGCACCGGCTGGGAGGCGCAGGTCGTGAACTCGACCACCGCCTCGTCGCAGATCACGTTCGCCAACCCCCTGGTGCAGGATCACGTCGGGTCCGGGGTGATCTACACGGCTACGGCGCTGCCCGGCCAGGTGCAGGTCATCGGCGGCGTGGTTTAGGAGCCGCGAATGCGCATACTCGTAACCGGCGGCGCGGGCGTGATAGGCAGCGCCCTGGTCCGCCGCCTAGCTGCGGACGGCCACGAGGTCCGGGTCCTGGACGACATGTCCCGCGGCCATCCGGAGCGGCTGCGGGGCGTGGCCTGCGAGGTCATGGAAGGCGACATCCGGGACCCGGACGCCGTGACGGCCGCGATGCAGGGCTGCGGCTCGGTGGCGCACCTTGCGTACCTCAACGGCACCGCCGTCTTCTACTCCGAGCCGCGGCAGGTCCTCGACGTGGCCGTGCGGGGCATGCTGAACGTCCTGAAGGCGTGCGAGCAGACCGGCTGCGGGGACATGCTGCTGGTGTCCTCGTCGGAGGCATACCAGGTCGCCCTGGTAGTGCCGACGCCGGAGACGGTCCCGCTGACGGTGCCGGATGTGCGCAACCCCCGGTATTCCTACGGCGGCGGGAAGATCGCCTGCGAGCTGATGGCGATGGCGTGGGCGCGGACGGGGGTGCTGGACCGGCTCGTTATTGCCCGGCCGCACAACTGCTTCGGGCCCGACGCCGGCGCCGACCACGTGATCCCGATGTTCTGCCTGCGGATGAACAAGCTCGCCGCGGCGCAGCCCGAGGGGGTCATCGAATTCCCGATCCAGGGCACCGGCCTTGAGACGCGCAGTTTCGTCTGGGTCGGTGATTGCGTTGACCAGCTGACCCTGCTGCTGGACAAGGCTCCTGAGGGGCCGAACGTCTACCACGTCGGGAACATGGACGAGCGGACCATCGCCAGCGTGGCCCATGATGTTGCCGCCGAGTACGGCAGGGTTGTGAAGGTGGTGCCCGGTGCCCTGCCGAAGGGCGCTCCGCCGCGGCGCCTCCCCGATACGTCCAAGATCGCCGCGCTCGGCTACCCCGGGCCGCAGATGCCGTTCGCGGAGGGCCTCGCCCGCACCGTCGCCTGGTACCGGGCTCACGGATGAGCGAGTCCAGCCTGCGCGCAGCCCTGGAGAAGCTGTGCAAGTGGCGGAAGTTCTTCGCTAGCTGGCAACTCGGGACCCAGCCGGCGACTGATGGCGAGTTTCGCGCCGTGACCGACCACCGGGAAATCACGATCCTGCTGCGCGCCGAGATGAGCGCCCTGACGGGGCTTCTCGTCAAGAAGGGCGTGTTCACCCAGCAGGAATGGCAGAACGCCCTGGAAGCCGAGGCGAGACTGCTCGACCACGACTACGAGGAGCGGCATCCCGGCTGGCGCAGCACCCGCGATGGCCTGCACATGAGGATGCCGGAAGCCGGCGAGACGATGCGGAAATTGGGGTTCCCGCCGTGAGCGCGGCGGAGCAATCGGCGGACAGCCTCATCCGGGACATTCTTGAGTCCCTCTGCCGACGCGACGGCCTGTCCCTGGAGAGTGCCGTCGTACCTGGTGAGCCTGCTAGGAATTACGAGCTTGCCGTCCGCCTCGGTATCGGCCGCGTCTTCGGCCTCCAGGAGCAGTCGTGAGCCTGACTATCGACCCAAAGGACCCGCGTCTCGGTCACGGTGCCGACACGGAGCCGCGGGACCAGCATGACGTCTACCTCGTACTGTCCGAGGAGGACCGGAAGAAGGGCCTCGTTCGGCCGCTGTACCGCTCATACATCCACCACGACCCGGAGTGCGGTGCGGTCACCAAGATGGGTCAGGCGCTGTGCGAGACCTACGCCCGCAACCCGTCTTTCTACGGGGCCACCTACTGCTGCGGGTGCCGGATGCACCGCCCAGTCGGCCGGGAGGGCGAGTTCACGTGGCTGGATGAGCGCGGGAACGACACGCGCATCCTGGTGGGAACGTGAGCCTGCCCGCCGGGCTGCCCGGCAAGGTCGCGTCCTGCGGGCTCTGCGGCTCGTGGGACCTGGCGCCGGTCCTGGACATGGGCGATCAGCCCCTCCCTGAGCGGTATGACAGCGACCAGACATATCCCCTCGCGCTGCTCGCCTGTAATAGCTGCACGCTGGTCCAGCTGTCGTACATCGCGCCGCCGCGCGAGGTGTTCGCCGAGGACCACTCGTACAGCAGCGGGAACACGAGGGCGCTGCGGGACCACTTCGCCGGCCTCGCACGGGAAGTCGGCGAGATCGCCGGGCCGGGCCAGCTCGTCGTGGACCTAGGCTGCAACGACGGCACGCTGCTCGATGCGGTGCGCCGCGAGGTGCCCGACATGCAGGTGGTCGGCGTGGAACCGACCGGGCAGGCAGGCAAGGCCGCCGCGAAAGGCATCGAGGTCTGCCAGGAGTTCTTCACCCACGCCACCGGGAAGCGGCTGCGGCAGACGTACGGCCCGGCGAAGGTGGTCACCGCCTGCAACGTGCTGGCTCACGTCCCCAGCGCCCACGATTTCATGGCCGGCGTCATGCGGCTGCTGGCTGACGACGGCGTGTTCGTCACCGAGAACCATGACGTGAACGCCGTGCTGGACGGCCTGCAGATCGACACCGTGTACCACGAGCACGCCCGCTACTGGTCGATCTCCACCATGTCCCGGCTGCTGCAGATGCACGGCCTCGTCGTCGCTGATGTCCAGAAGATCGGCACCCACGGCGGGTCGTTCCGCGTCTATGCGCTCAGGCAGCGGACGGGAAAGGTCGCGGAACGCGCCCAGGCTGCCGCCAAGGCGCTGCGGGTGATGCTGGACGGGTTCGCCCAGCAGGGCCCCGTGTACGGCATCGGGGCGACCACGAGAGCCACGCCCCTCATCCACTACGCCGGGATCGCGGGCTACCTGGCCTGCGTATGCGAGGTCCCGGGCTCCGCCAAGATCGGGCTCACCCTGCCGGGGACTTCCATCCCGGTGGTGGACGAGGCGAAGCTGATCGCCGACCAGCCGCCCGCCGCGCTCCTACTGAGCTGGCATCTCGCCGCAGACATCGTGCCCGCGCTCCGCGCCAAGGGCTACCAGGGCGTCTTCATCACCCCGCTGCCGGAACCGAAGGTGCTGCATGGCTGACCGTTTCGAGGATCACCGGGGCGTCATCCAGGACCTGCTGGGCCCTGTCGACGCCGTGACGGAGATCTCCACGAAGGCCGGGTCGGTCCGGGGTAACCACATTCACCTGGCGACTACGCAGTACACGTACGTCTGCTCAGGCCGGCTGACCGCCGCCTGGATCGAGGACGACGGGGTGCACGAGAAGACCTACGGCCCCGGTTCCCTGATCACCGAGCCGGCGGGGATCCCGCACGCCTGGCGGGCCGAGACCGACTGCACGGTCCTCGTCTTCACGCGCGGCCCGCGCTCCGGCGAGGCGTACGAGACGGACACCCGGCGGCTTGAGGTGCCGATCCTCACATGAGTGATGACCGCCCCGGGGAAGTCGTCCGCAGCCAGAACCTTACCGAAGGCCTCTTCCAGGTCATGACGACCCACGCGGACTGGAGTTGCCGCACCTGCGGCGATTCGGGCACCGACGCCGTGGACATCAACTGGTGCTGGCATGGCGAGTGGAAGAACGCCCTAACCCTGCGGGATGAAGAATTCCTCGCGCTCTATGAACTGATGGGAAAGGTCATCAAGCGGTGACAGACCTGTGCGTCATGCTCCCCACCCGAAAGCGCCCGGAGATGGCCCGGCGGTGCATCGACTCGTTCCGCGAGACGAAAGCACTGGACACCACGGACCTGATCCTGGTCATCGACGACGACGACGAGGACTCGTACGCGGGCATCACCGACGCGGACAAGATCACGGCGACCCGGGGGAACCTGATCACCGCGGTCAACGCGGCGGCCTCCGTCCTGGCCGGGGCCTACGACGCCCTGTTCCTCGCCGCCGACGACCTGGTGTTCATCACCCCCGGCTGGGACGAGCTGCTGCTGGGGACGCTGGAGGACCTGGGCGGGACGGGGATCGTGTTCCCCGACGGGAAGCGGCGTTACGACGTGCCCGAGCATCCGCTGATCTCGTCGGACTGGGTGCGGGAACTCGGCCACTTCGCCGAGCCCTCCCTGGCCCACTTCTACTGTGATAACGCCTGGGCTGAGCTCGGGAAGCGGGCCGGGCTGATCCGGTTCTGCCCCGAAGCGGTGATCGAGCACCGGCACTGGCAGGTGTGCGCGGAGACCGTCCATGACGAGACGTACCGGGAAGCCGAGGCAGCGCACGGCGAGACCGACCTGAAGGCGTTCCGGGAGTGGCAGGCGGACCGGATGCCGTACGAGGTGGCCCGGCTCCGCCGCCGGTTCTCGCGGGACGTGGACTGGGTGCTATCCCGCGTTGCCTGACGACTTCAGCAACGACAGAAGGAACTCCGGGCCGGTCATGCCTTCGGGTACCTCGTGCCATTCCTCGCCGTCGAGGGAGACGTAGCCGGGACTGAGCTTCGCCAGCACGCGGTCCTCATCTGCGCGGTCCTTTTTGCTCATCTCTCCATCATCGCAGACGATCCCGAGGAGGCCGTGTGGCGCTTGAGATGGGACAGTGGGCGGTCAGCGGGACGATCGCGATCTTCCAGGTCCCCCCGGGCCCCTGCGCGGTCACGATGTACGCCCCCACCGGGGTCGTCTACGCGGGCCTGTCCACGACCATGAGCACGGTGAGCGGCATGTCGGTCCCCACGACCCCCGTTACGTTCCAGTGCTTCTCCGGCAGCCGCGGCGCCCAGATCTACGGCACGGTCGGCACGGCGGCCACCACGGTGGCCATCCACTACGTCGTGAGTACGGGCGGGTGACTTCATGAATGACCGGGACGCGGAACGCTTCCTGAAGGACCTGCAAGTCCTGACGAGCCGCATCAGGGGACACAACTTCACCCGCCAGTGCGGAGATGACATCCTCCGGGAACTGAGAGTGCTTCACATGCAGGTCGAACTCGGTATCAGGGCGCGGGAGAAGGCTGCAGCGGATGCCTAGGGTTCAACTTCCCCCCGGCTGCGCCGGCTTCGCTGACGGCGACCGCAAGTACATGGCCGAGCGCGGCGCGGGGTCCTTCGTCAACATCGACGACACCGATCCTGTCGGCGCGAGGGCGCTCCAGAAGCTGCGGGGCCAGGACTACGCCTCCGCCGGACTCGTGGACGCCGGCCCAGAGAAGTTCTTCACCGTCCGCAAGAACGACGGCCGCTGGTGCAAGCCCTGCCGCCGCGTCTGGAACCGCTGGTCGCTGACCTGCCCCAAGTGCGGGCACGACACGGCGTCCGAGGCGGAGATGCCCAGGGACCTGCCCGACGGCCCCTACACGCCCTGACAGGGAGGCCTGTGAGCGCATACCCGGGGTCCTACGCCGTGCCCGGTGCCATACAGCTCGGGTCGGCATGGCCCGGGGACACCCTTGCCGCCAGCGCGGACCTGTTCGCCCTTTTCACGGGCAACGAGGTGCTCACCTATCCCCAGTACCTGGACCTGCAGGCGCAGCACACGCTCGTCGCCCAGCCCGGTGCCGAGTACGACATCATGCCGGCCAGCGGACAGGTGAACGTGGCCGCGCTCCCCACTGACGGCCGGTGGACGGCCGAGGGGACGTGAGTTGAGCGGCACCGAGCTTTTCACCACCAACCGGGCGACCACCGTCGTTTCCTCGGGCGGCACGACCGCCCCCGCCGGGGGCACCTCGGAGTCGTGGACGGTCGTGTCACCGGCAGGGTTTCCTGCGGCGGTCACGGGCGTAAGCCAGTTCCACGTGGCGGATCCCTCCGCCCCGTCCGAGATGATCGCGGTCACGAACGTGTCCGGGACGACGTGGACGGTCACGCGGGGCGCGGAATCGACCACCCCGGTAGCCCATGCAGCGGGGTTCACGGTGTACCAGGTCGCCACGGCCGGCGCGCTCACCCAGCTGCGCGGGGTCGACTGGGTGAACGCCGTCACCCAGTTCGGCGCCGACCCCACGGGCACCGCCGACTCGACCAGCGCGATTACCACCGCGATCGCCGCCTTGCCGGCGGCGGGCGGCGTGGTGTACTTCCCCGCCGGCACGTACAAGACCACAGGCGGCCACAACGTCCCGCTCAACGTGTCGATCTTCGGCGACGGCAAGAACGCCACCACGTTCAACCACCGCGGTGTGTCCACCTGGTGCTTCTTCAACGGGTCGCTGACCGGCGGGGCGAACCCGCCGAACATGATGGGGAAATTCTCCGGGTTCACGATCAGCGGCCAGTCCGGCGGCAACGGAACCGGCGGATTCGGCACCCAGGTCGGCGTCAAGATCCTGAACTGCCTGTTCTTCCACGTCGAGGACATCCACTTCACCCTGCTGTACGAGGGGCTGCTGATCGACGGCGGCGATGAGGGCGCGCTCGGCGCGGGGACGTTCGCGGGGAACGGGTACGTCTCCAACGTCACCTCGAGCAACATTTACTACGCGCTGCACATCTACCGGTGGGTCACCGACACCACGTACTCGTTCTGCTACGGGTACGGCAACAGCCCGGTCGTGGCCGGGTCGGCGGGCCTGTGGGTCGACTCGAAGGCGTCCACCAGCACGTTCCTGAACCCGTCCTATGAGGGGTTCGACACCGGGTACCTGATCACCACCACCCAGCAGTCCCTGACGTTCCTGAACCCGCGGGTGGAGAACTGCAACACCCTGGTCTCGTTCACAGGCGGCACGACCGGGGTCACCGTCATCGGCGCCAACCACGCGTCGAACTGGACCGGGGCGGCGTCCGCGGTGTACTCGTCGCCGTTCCAGCCGTCCCAGCTGACCGGGATCCTGACGATCTACCGGCAGGTGTCCGCCTCGGCCACCCCGTCGGCGACGCTGGGCACCTACGGGTCCGTGGTCACCCTGGCGGCGGAGGCGGGGTTCACCGGTTTCGCGCCGCTGCTGGTGGAGTGGACGACCTCCGGGCTGGCCACCGAGACGGTCACCGTGCAGAGCGTGACCACGTATTCGGATAACACAACGAACACGCAGACGCTGACCACCGCCAGCAGCAACGGGACGAACAGCCTGTCGGTCAACGCGACATGCCAGCTGCTGTCCGGCGGGGACGGGCGGATCGTCAGGCAGGTCACGTTCGCTATCAAGTCGTCGATCAGCTCCTCGGCGGCGTCAGCGACGTTCATGCTCGCGGGGATCAACCTGCCGTAACGCGGAGACCGTCCAGGGCTCTGCCCGAATGGCCGTATCAGCCGTAGGTGATGCCGGGGAAGTCTTCCGGTGCCGTCGCCTCGGTGCGGATGTGCAGGTTCCACCTCGGGTTGGGCCTGAAGCTCAGCCGGACCTCCCGCGTCGCAGACATTGCCCGGCTGAACACCATCGACGGCGCGGACTCCGGGTTGTTGATCTTGAAGTCCTGCGGCTCCTGCGCCTGGTACTCGCGGATCCGGCCGCCGGCGTACTCGACCCGGACGAACACGCGGGTCACGACCTCATCGTCCTCGTACCGCGTGTCCGCCGCTGACGGGGTGGTGGCCACCTCGGCCGGGCGCTTCACGATCTCGCCGCTTAGCGCGGTGACCTCATCAGGCTCGCTCATCCGAGCATCATCCCAGGAAGGAAACCCATGACCCTCTATTCGCGATCGGACGTGTGCTCGATCGCAATACCCCAGCCGGACGGCTGCGGAGCTTCGCATCAGCGCGAGGTGACCCGAGGCGTCCCGGCGAAGATCTTCAAGATCGACTGCCCGCCCTGCGAGGCTTACCTCCGGGGCGACCGGAAGCCGAAGATCCTCAGGTACCAGACCAACCCGAAGACCGGCCAGGTGACCCACCAGGAGCGCATCGCGGACGCCGACCCCATGTGGTCGAGCACCCCGGACACGGTGCCCCTCACCCCGGACGAGACGCGCACGAACGCCGTCCGGTCCGAGCGGGGCCGGATGCAGATCGAGATGCTCCAGGCCCTCGCCGCCCTCCGCTCCACCGGCATCGAGGTGCCGCCCGAGGCGCTGTGGCTGCTCGAGCGGGAACTTCCCGCGGGCGTGCTGCAGGGGACCGTGGTGTGCGCCAACAGCCACGATGTCCCTTCCGGGAGCGCGTTCTGCCCGCAGTGCGGCGTCACCATGGCCGCCCGCGCAGCCGTCGAAGCGCCTGCCGCCGGGCCCGCCGTGGACCTGGGCCGCCTGCACCCGCAGACGCTGCGGAAGATGTGCCGCGAGGCGAAGCTCCCCGACAGGGGCAGCAAGGACGTGCTCATCCAGCGCCTCCAGGCCGCGTAGGGAGTATGTGAGCAGGGCGGCCGGACTCTGCCCCCGCTGCGGGGGACCCAAGCGCGGCCGTGCCGCCCGCGTGTCCGCCCCGGTCGCCCAGTGCTCCGTCTGCCTTGAAGGGTGCTGCGACCGGCACATCAGCATGGTCGACGGCGAGTGGATCTGCTCCAAGTGTGCTCGTAAACCCAGCCGCAAGGCATCACCTGCATGAAGGCGAGGTGATGCCTTGTGTCGACGCCGCTTCCTCTTGGTCTGGCTCCATACATCAGTCCGACCACCTTGATTACGGCCCCGACCGGTTTAGCATCGACTGGAGCACGATAGGCGAACCCACCGCAGATCCGACACCAGCGCAGAATATGGCTGAAATCTGGAGCATGGCAGCAAGGGCCACGGCCCGTACGGACGGCTACGTCGCCCAGACTCTCCGCGCCACGATCGACGTCGAACTGGTCCACGGCCCCGACTACCGGGTGACGGTCGGCCCCGCCTCGGGCGGGTCCTGGCCGACGCCGTACTGGGGGAACACCGGGGCGCAGAACGCCCGCATCATCCTGTCCAGGTGGCCGGTACTCCAGGTGACCGGGGTGAAGACCTGCCCGAACGGGATGTGGCCCCGCACGTGGACGTCCTTGCCGTCCGGGTTCTTCGAGCCCGAAGTGCCCCCCCTTAGCCTGCTCAACACGGTCTCCTCGGGCGGGTCGGCCGAGGGCGGCCAGGCGATCCTCGTGGGCGGCGGGTACATCAACTGGTCCCTCGGCCGGAACGGGTGGGCGGCCGAGGTCACCTACATCAACGGGTACCCGCACTGCTCCCTCACCTCCGCTGTCGCGGCGGGAGCGACGTCGCTGCCGGTGAACGACTGCACCGGGTGGGGGATCACGAACTACTACGGCACGGTCACCGGGGCTACCGGGGTGATCCAGGACGGCGGCCAGCAGGAATCCATCCACGTCACCGCCACCTCGGCTGCTTCCGGGCCGGGGAACCTCACCCTTTCGCAGGCGATCACCTACCCGCATCAGGCGGGGACGGTGGTCACGACGATGCCGTCCTCGGTGCAGCAGGCGTGCATCTACTTCTGCACCGCCGAGGCCCTCACGCGGGGCGCGACGTCCACGACAATCCACGCGGTAGGCGGCGCGGCGCAGTCCAGCGACAAGGGCGCAGAGGACCTGATCGCTGAGGGTGAGCTTCTTTTGCATGCTTTCCGCCGTACCGTCTGACCTGCGGAAACGGGAGGCGCGCAATGTCGTGCGGGAAGCACACCACCCGCCGCCAGGCCCACGCCACCCGCCGCGCCAAGACCAGCCACACGGTCCGCAAGGCCGCCCACAACGCCGCCCGCCAGTCCACCACCAACGTCACCCGCAAGGCCACCTCAGCCGCCAACGCGCACAGGCAGGCGCGGGCCATGAGCAAGACCCGGCCCAAGGCAGCGAAGTCCTCCAAGGCGCCGGCGAAGACGACGAAACGGAAACTGTCCGCCGCCCAGCTGAAAGCCCGGAACCGGCACCACCGGATCGCCAGCAAGCGCGCCCGCGCCCACGCCACGGCGGTCGCCTACGCCAAGGTCAGGGCCGCGCGGAAAGCCGCCGCGGCGAGACGCGCCTCGCAGAAGACCACCCGGTCCCACGCGAAGGCGCAGCGGTTCTACTGCCGGGTCGCCACCAGGACCGCCGCGTCGGTCACCACGGCACGGTCACCCGGCCAGTACACGCTCCCCAGCGGGTTCAAGTCGCAGACCAGGCCGAAGAAACTGAGGTCGTTCAAGCCCCAGAAGGCGCTGAAGACCGTCAAGGGGGGCTGATGACCCGGACCGCCCCGCAGGCACCCGCCAGGGAACCCGTCGCCTGCGCGCACCCTGGCTGCCGGGTCACGTTCACCCCTAAGACCGGGACTCACCGGTTCTGCTCGGCGAGGTGCAAGCAGCGGTCCCACGCCTACCGGTTCGCGCTCGGGACCGCGCGCAGGGCCTGACCCGGTGGACGGCCAGGACGAGCCCATGACCGTCTCCCGGCTCCTCCAGATGACCGGGCTCACCTCCTCCCGCGGCGAGGCGTACCGGGTCATCAGGGCAGGCGGGGCCTACCTGAACAACCGGAAGGTCACCCCGCCGGACGAGCTGGTCTTCGGCTCGGACCTGCTGCACGGGAAGTACCTGATCCTGCGGAAGGGCAAGAGGAACGCCGCCGCAGTCGAGCTCACGGACTGACGACAGGGGGGCGCCCCGGTGGGTCTCGTCGTCACCCAATCTTTTCTGCTCTCGATCCTGAACGGCCTCGAGATGCCGTACAACGTTCCGGCGGCCGAGGCGTTCATCACCCCCCCGGACCCCCGCGTCAAGGCCAAGGTCCCCGCGATCTACATCTGGCCCAGCGACGGCCAGGAGAACCGGTCCACCGAGCTCGGCGGCACCATCCCCCGCAACACCGGCCCCGGAACCTCGTCCGGCACCAAGGGCCTGCTCCACCAGATGGACGTCTACATCACGTGGTTCTCCGCCAACCAGGGACGCCAGGCCGACCCCGTGTTCCCCGGCATCGTCGACACGGTGATGATGGCGCTGCGGTACTCCCAGCCGAACCCGGCGGAACTGACCGACCCCGCCACGGGCCTGACGAGCACCGTCTACAACGTCGGCGAGGCCATGAAATACCGCGTTGGCATCGAGGCGACGGCGGACGAACGGTGGCTCCGGTACGACTCATTGCTGCAGGTCACGTGCTGGGAACTCATCAGGGCCTGACGCTTCAGGCGAGGCTGACGATCGCGTAGATCGCCGCGCCGGCGAGGACCGCCAGCCAGATCAGGTTGCACACGCCGTTCGCGGTGCTCCCGATCTCGAAGCCCCAGCACCCGCGTTCCGGCTGTCTCCCGTCGCTGCTCATGGACGTCCATTCTCCCCCGACCTGGAGGCTCCCGTGACCCTCGCCGCATACAACGGCCACGAGGCCCTGACCTTCACCGACTACCTGGACCTCGGCACCGGGAAGACCCTGCGCGCCGAACCAGGGGGAACCTACGACGTCGCCCCCGCGTCGGGACGGGCCGTCCCTGACGTCCCGGAGCCGTGGTTCACGCCGGTCACGCCAGGCAGCGAGGGTGCGCCGGCCGAGGGGGACGGCGCACCCGTGCCCGGCGAGCAGGAAGCCGGGGAGCCGGCGCACGACGAGGACCCGGAGACGGACGACCCTCAGCAGTTCTGACTTACCAGACCCGTTCCATCTCCGGACTAGTGGGAGGCGTGTGGCCATTCAGGTCTCGCTCGTAATCTTGTTCGAAAAGGAGGCCTGACCATGGCGCTTGGAACGCCCAACGTCTATCCCGGTGTGCTGTCGTGGCTCGGAATGGCGCGCGAGCTGACCGCAGGCACGCCCCTCGTGCCCGTGGTCACCCAGCCGCTGGACCAGGCGGACTACTCGCCGGAGGACATGCCTCACTTCCTCGACGACAAGGCCATCCGCGGGTCGATGACGGACCTGTTCTACAAGACGCTCGGCGTCGAGCAGGCAACGTTCTCCTTCGGTGCCCCGAACTTCCTGGACTCGATGGGGTACTGGTTTGACAACGTGTTCGGGGACCTGAGCACGACCGGCTCGTCGCTGGCGAACCCTTCTACCGTGTCCGGCGCGCTGGCCGTCGGCGCCACCTCCTGCACCCTGTCCGCCGTGCCCCCGGCCTCCTACACGGCCGGGGCGAGCATCCAGATCGGCACCGGCTCGGTCGCCGAGGTGGTTATCGTCGGCACGACCACGGCGTCCAGCGTGGTGACCTTCGCCAGCAGCGCCGCAGGTGCCGCCTATCCGCTGCGCTTCACCCACCCGACCGCCACCACGGTCCAGACGTGCGGCACGCCGTACACCCACAAGCTCGCGGCCCTCAACTCGCCGCTCGGCTACGGCGGGGCGTACGGGGCGCAGCCGCCTACCCATACGTTCTGCGACACCACGAACCTGGTCAACACGTTCACCAGCGCCACGTACGGGACGGTTCCGACATCCACGTTCGGTGCCCGGCTATATCCGAGCAGCGTGATCAAGAGCCTCGACTTCAGCGGCAACGCCGAGCAGCTCCTCGGCGTGAAGTGCTCCGGCGACTCGTGGCTCTCCGTCATCGCCGGCACTGCCGTCACGAACGTGACCACGAACAGCAGGCCGATCCCGAACTGGAACTCCACGGTCGTCATCGGCGGCAACACCATCTCGAGCAGCAACACCTATGCCGGGGTCGGGAACTTTTCAGTGAGCTTTAAGCGGCAGACGCAGGTTTACTGGATCGTCGCCGGCACCCAGACCCCCTACATCATCGGACGCGGGCCGCTCACCGCCGACGGCCAGGTCGACTTCGACCCGACCAACTCGGAAATGCCGCTGGACCTGATGCTGCTGAACAGCCAGGCCCCGCTGTCGATCACCACGACGAACGCGGGTATCGCGAACGCCGGCACACCGTTCACGCTGACGTTCACCATGACTCAGGCGGCCTTCACCAAGTCGAAGATCATGCGCAACAAGAGCCTCATTGGCTTCGGGAATCAATATGAGGCAGTGGCGAATTCGACCGATGTGGGTGGGTCTGGGGGCCTTGGTCCCGGAACGCTCACTCTTGTCAACAATACAGCCGTATACGCCCTGGTGTCCGATTTCGACATGTACCAGTCGGCGCGGCACCTCTCGGAGATCTAGCAGGAAAGCAGGCGCGAATGCCGCGTTTCGAGTTGCCCTCGAAGCAAGCCGATGGCACCAGCAGCAACTGGGTTGACCTGACCGACCTGGACGACCTCATGGGCGAAGACCTGCTCATCGTCCGCCGGGCCGTGAAGATCAAGTCAGGCCCCGGCGGGGAAACGGAGTACTCCCCGAAGGAGATGGAGGACGACCAGGCGAATGCCCTCCTGGGGCGCATCATCACGGCCTGGTCGTACCCGGCGCCGATTCCCAGCCAGAACGGCGTGGCGGCGGCTGACGTGGCGATCTCTCGGGTGATGAAGGTCAGGGACTACGCGGCCCTGCTGGGTAAGGCCAAGGCGCTGCTGAGGGAACTCGACGCCCTGGAGTCGCAGGACCCAAAAAGCTCGCAGGACGGCTAGCGCAGTTCTTCATCGACCGGAACCTCCGGCCCGATCAGCCTGCCGCTTTCCAGCTCCCTGAGGATTTCCCTCCGGAGATGCTGATGTATGACCGGTGGGCCGACGAGCGGGGCTGGCCTCCGGAGGTCGTCCGCCGGCTCAGGCGGCAGGAACTGTTCTGGCTGCCGGTGATCAAGGCCGCCAAGGCGGAAGCAGTCGAGACGCTGGCGAAGGTCAAGGGCGGCAGCGACTAAGCGGGCTAGCTCGATCACGCCGCCTCCCCTGGGAAGTTCAACCGCGCATGACCCCCGAACAGGGTGCAAGCGGCGGCGTCATACGCTCGGGCCGCCTCCTCGGCGGTGTCGTAGGTGCCGAGGAAGTGCCGCTTCCCGTCTTTCATGATGCGAGCCTGCCATCTCCTGCCTGACCAGTTGACCCCCTTGAAGCCTGCCCGCGTTCCCCCGCGGTAGGGCCGGTTCCAGCTGGCCTCCGAGTACTTGGACTGCTTTCCGCTGGGCTGATCCTCCATTCCGGAAATCGTCTCCCGGACGCGGCGCTGCGTACGAGAAACCCGAGACTCCCGGGCGTCCGGAAGGTCTTCGCTATCCGGGAAATTAAGCCGGGCGAACTCCCCGAAGGCTTCACGGGCTGCCGCGTCGTACGCCTTCGCGGCGTTGATCGGATCGTGAAACCATCCCAGCGTTTTACGCTTCCCGTCTACGAGGATCCGTGCGACGTACCCTCGCCCGCCCCGCCTTGAGTTGACGCCTTTATAGCCAGTTCGGGAGTCGCTCCTGAGTCGCCTGTTCCAGCTGTTCTGCCTGGATGTGGCATCGCGCAGGTTCCCTCGGGTGTTGTCCAGAGGGTTCCCGTTGGCGTGATCGGTCAGCGCGTAGCCGGTAAGGAAGTTGTGGGCAGAGATCCGTGCCTGAACGCTCAGGCAGCCGTTGTTATCGACGATGGCGTGCCATTTAATGCGGGACATTAGCTCGTAGTCTTCGTCATCCACAAGCATGACGCGACCTTGCCCGTGGCGACCACGCAAGGGGATTTCTTTCACTTATCCATAATAACACAATGCGCCATTTTCTGTGGCACTAGAGAGGGGCGGCGAGTGACCCGTATTTCGTGGCATCGCGTCTCCCTGACGAGGGGAGGTGGTGCTTAATGGCGAGGATCTTGTGGAGCAGCTGCGCTCCGTGGTCCGCCAGTTTAAAGCGGTTACGGACAACAGACCGCAATCTGGATAAAGCGCCTTGCCGGATTGGGCCACGAGGTGTTCATCGCTACGTACTGGGGCCTGTCGGGATCCGTCACCCAGTGGGAGGGCATCCCGGTCCTTCCCGGCTTCGGCGGGTCGTACTGCAGCCCGTCCCTCCAGCAGCACTCCCGCCACATCCAGCCCGATCTGGTGATCACCCTGGGCGACGTGTGGGTGATGGACCCGGGCGTGCTCAAGGAACTCCCGGTGGCGCACTGGCTGCCCGCGGACTGCCGTCCGATGTCCGTGGCGGACAGGAACGTGGTGGAAGCAGGCGGGGCCTCGCTGATAGCGATGTCCCGGTTCGGGCTGGACCGGTTCCGGGATGCCGGGTTCGGCAACGCCCTCTACGTGCCGCACGGCATCCCGTTCGACACGTGGGTCATCCCGGAGGACCGGGCGGCGCTGCGGGAGGCGGCCGGGCTCGGCCCGGAGACGTTCGTGATCGGCGTGAACGCGGCTAACAACGACGCGATCAGGAAGGCGCCGGCGGAGATGCTGCTCGCGTTCGCGAAGTTCCTGCGGTCGCGGCCGGATTCGCTGCTGTGGCTGCACACGGCGGTGCACTGCGACGGGGGGCAGGACCTGGAGTTCCTGGCGGAGTCGCTGGGGATCACGGACCGGGTTCGGGTAGTGGACCAGTACCGGTACAACGCGGGGCTGATCCAGCCGGCTGATCTCGCTGACTGGTACGGGATGTGCGACGTGCTGCTGGCGGCGACGTACGCGGAAGGATTCGGGCTGCCCATCGTTGAAGCAAAAGCGTGCGGGACGCCCGTCATCACGACCCGCTGCTCGTCCATGGAGGAACTGAACCCGGACGGCATCCAGGTGGACGGCGAGCCGTTTTTCAATGGCGTCCACAGGGGCTGGTGGATTCGCCCTTCCATTTCAGGAATGGTTGCGGCGCTGGAGCAGTCGTACGAGCAGCGGCAGGACGTTGACCAGGTAAAACTCCGCGAGTCGGTGAGCCAGTACGAGGTCGGCAATGTCGCCGAGAAATACATGGGACCGGCCATTGACGAACTCCTGACGCGCATGGCAGCGCGACGCTCCTTACGCCTTTAATTATACATGCTCCCGCATTTCCGGCCTGTCATTTCCTCGTCGCCGCCTGTTCTTTATTTGATGTCCCCGATGGCCTTGTATGGCACTCCCGTCCTCGAGGCGGCCCGCGAGTTCCCGTTCCACACGCTGACTGGCTGCCCGGTGAGGGTGCTGGTCGCGGAGGATCTCTACCGGAACACGAAGGAGTGGCAGGCCCTGTGGCCCGAGGTGAGGCGGCAGGCAGCCTACGGCGTGTTCCTAGACGTGAACCGATGGGTAGCTAGGGGTACCTACTTGGAGGTTTGCGGCCTACTGTCGGACAACAAGCCCGTCTGGTGGTTCTGCGACGGCGATCCGACGGACAGGTTCGGATTCAGTCCGGACGGCATTCGCGGGGACTGGGGATATCGCTATCGTCGTGTCGGTCTCGGCTATGGCGGGCCGGTGCAGGCCTCCTGGTCCCGTCCCCTTGCTTGAGACATGAGCCATTCCTCGTACGAGATGAGTACGGCTCTTGGTCGCCCGTTCCTGGTGACGATCGTCGGTTCATGGCGGACGTAGGCGGCGTCGATACGGACGCTGAGATTGTCCCGCAACTCGCGTGTGCCCATTCGCTTCGGCTCCATCCCAATATGGTACACTGCGTACATGACACCTGGTAGCGGGCTACGCGGGCGATATACTCCGACAGATCCGGTTGCCTATGGAGCGCCAGTCATCTGCCCCGGAGTAACGCCCGATGTGGTCACGTCGGCGGTTGTCGGCACCAATGACCGGCTGATTGAGCAAGTCGCCCAACTGTGGATCACCTCGGATGACCGGGTGGTCGATGTGACTTGCGGCGAGGGCGTGTTCTGGAGATCCGCCCCCAAGCTTGAGGTGACGTGCAGCGATATCCGGCCGACCGCGAAGGCTGACCTCGTGGCCGACTGCCGGAACCTGCCATACGCCGATGGCAGCGTTGACGTAGCGGTGTTCGACCCGCCCTACCAGCCGGTACACGGCAAGCCTGAGCGCAACTTCGGGGTTGGCCGCAGTTACGCGCTGAACACCACCGGGCGTCAGACTATGAACGACGTACTGGACCTGTACCGGGACGGTGTTCGCGAGTGCGCTCGCGTCTTGGCTCCCGGCACCGGGCGGCTGATGGTCAAGTGCCAGGACATGACCTACAACCACCGGCTGCACCTCGTGCATCTTGACGTCATCCGGATCATGGCGGCGGCGGGCGTGGACCTGGCCGACATGTTCGTCTTGGTCAACACCTCTCGGATGCCGCAGCCAACCAAACGCCAGCAGCGAGCACACCGGGCCCACTCCTACCTGCTGGTCGGAGTCATGAGCGCGCAAAGAAGCCTATTCGACCGGCTCGATGAGACGTCGTGAGCGAGACTCGCAAGGCAGACTCTGCGCGGAAGTATCGCCTGTACCCAGAACCAGATCAAGCGGAACGCTTGACTGCCTGGGGTCACATGTGCCGCACTGTCTGGAATCTCGCGCTGGAGCAGCGCCGGTTCGTCTGGGAACAGCGACGGCGCACCTTGCGCGCCTTCGATCAGAGTGCCTACCTAACCCAGGCCCGCGCCGACCTGCCCTGGCTGACCGACATGCCAGCCCAGAGCGCACACCAGATCCTCAGGCATCTTGACCGCGCCTACGACAACTGGTGGAACCCGCGACATCTGGCGGGTGCCCCCGAGCGCAAGAAGCGCAGCAAGATCCTTGCCGTCCCGTTCACCGGCCAGGATCTGAAGATACGGCGGCTGAACCGACACTGGAGCGAAATCCGGCTCCCGAAGATCGGATGGGTGCGGTTCCGCTGGTCCCGATCGCTCGGCGGTGAACTGCGGAACGCAACGGTCAAGGTGAACGGTGCGGGCATATGGCATCTCGTCGTCGGTGTCGCAACGGGCCGCAAGGCCGCTCCGGCAAACGAGAAGCCGGGTTGCGGGGTGGACTTCGGCACTACCTGCGCAGCCTACGTCTCCGACGAGGATGCGCCCCGGCTGATGCCTCCGACTCTCACGCCGGGTGAGCAGAAACGGCTGCTTGGATTGGAGCGCCGGGCGCGGCGGCAGCTCGCCTATGCAAAGAAGCACAACGGCGGCCGGTACTCCAGTCGTCTCCGCAAGACGTACGCCGCTATCGCTGATCTGCGCGGTCGGCAAGCGCGGCGCAGGCTCGACTTCACCCACAAGCTCACGACCGACCTCGCCAAAAACCACGGCTACGTCGGCATCGAGGACTTGCGGGTGATGAGGATGACGGCAAGCGCGAAGGGTACTGCCGACGCTCCCGGTAAGAACATCCGCCAGAAGGCGGCTCTCAACCGGGCGATCCTGGACAATATCCCTTACGAACGGCGCCGCCAGTTGGAGTACAAGGCTCCCCTGTTCGGGAGCGAACTGCGGGTGGTTCCCGCGCCGTTCACGTCTCAAACGTGCTCGGCATGCGGGACAGTGGATCCCAAAAGTAGACCCGGCTGCGGGCGGGAGTTCGCCTGCACCGCATGCGGCCACACCGATCACGCGGACAAGAATGCCGCTCTGAATATTGAGCGGAAGGCCCGGCGGGCAGCCGGCCTTAACAGCACGCGCAGGCGCACAGCGCCGAGTCCCCGGCTTGCCGGGAGGCGGTTGCGTGAACCTCTGGCAGGTGCCGCATGAGCGCCGCCGGGAATCCTTGTATTACGCAAGGAGGATGTCAAGGCGTGTTTCTCGATCACATCTGAGCGGCTGGGTGGCGCGGGGTACGTGGGCTGAGGCGGCTGAGCTGATGGCGCTCGGCCGGCCGGTGTGGTGGTGGTGCGAGGGTCAGCCGACAGAACGGTTCGGTTTCGGCGCGCCCGGCGGCGACTGGAAGGGCCGCTACCGCCGTGTAGGGCTTGGCTGGAGCCGGCCGTGCCTCAGCGCGCGGGTGATGCCCCTCCAGGCGGCCGGCGGCGATCTGAGGACGCTCCGGGGGGTGCTCCGTGGCGATCACTCCCGAGCAGAACGTCGCCTACCTGGAAGCCGTCCTGGCGAAGGCTAGGCTGGGCGCTCCCGCAGCCGCCGGGGCGATGGCCCGGTACATCGCGGACCGGACGGCGAACGAGACCCTGACCCGGCGGATCAACCCGCCCGGCACCTACTACAAGGCCCGGCCGGGCGAGCCCCCCTCGTACGGATCCGGGGCGCTGGCGGACAGCATGTACTCGACCCCGGCGACGGAAGGGCTGCGGTCGTCGTCGTCGGCGGGGTCCACGGACAGGCGGGCGCACGTCTTCGAGTTCGGCTCCTGCCTCCTGCGGCCCACGTCCGGCAGGCACATGGGCTGGAAGGACTCCGGGGGGATCTGGCGGCACCGGTCGGTCCTCATGGAGAAGCACCCGTTCCTCGAGCCGACCACCGAGGACGCGATCGATGACGGGGAACTGCAGCGGATCGCGATCGAGGCGTTCCGCCCGTACGACCCGTGATGCGGAGGGGGTGACCTGTGCCGGGCGGATTGCCATCAGTCGAGCAGGCCTTCGTCGCAGACGCCTCAGGCTACATAGCCGGCGTCGCCAAGATGATCAAGGCGAACGAGGGGCTAGTCGCCGACATCGCCAAGGTCAAGCGCGAGATCGCCGGGCTCGGGACCGCGATGGCCGCCCTCCCGGACAAGCACATCAAGATCGACGTCGACACCTCCGCCGCGATGGGAAAGGTTGCCGCGCTCAGGGCCGCCCTTGACGGCCTCGGCGACAAGACCGTCCACGTCGGCGGCGGCAACGGGGAGATGGTCCAGCACCTCAAGGACATCTCCACGTACATGGACATGGCGACCGACTCCATGGGGCGGATGGAAACGCACCTGGGGGTCATCAGCCGGAACGTCGCTGACTCCGCTGACGGGATGAGGGCGCAGACGCAGACCCTGCGGGACAACGCAGACGCGCATGATGCTGCTGCCGAGGCTACGACGCGCTTCGTTAGGGCAACCCGGGATGCTGCTGGGACTGTGGGGCGCGGAAGTCGCAGCGGATATAACCTCACGGAAAATCTCACCCCGTTCGCGGATTTGTATGGCGGAAGCCTTCGCGGCGGTATGCCAGGAGGCGGCGGCGGAGGCGGATGGGGGGCCGCAGCGCTCGCCGCAGCAGCCGCAGGAGGCGGCGGCGGCGGGGGTGGCGGGGGCGGCGCTCTTGCCGGCGCTGCCGCCGGCGGACTCGCCAGCAAGATCTTCGGCGGGGCGCTGCCCACCCTCCAGGCTGCCCACATGATCACCATGCTCACCATGGAAACCCTGTCCACGGTCATCCCCGCAGCGGTAGCGGCCGGGGCCGCAGGCGCTGTCGGGCTCCAGGCAGGCCAGAATCTCTACCTGCGCGGCAACGCCATGTACAACGCGCAGGAAGCCCTCGGCGGCGCGTACGGCAACCAGACGTTCGGCACCATGCTGGGACTCAGCCGTAACCTCCAGAACGCCCAGAACCTAGCCCAGGGTGGCGTCTTCGGGATCGGCGGCGGCCTGCGTGACCTGGTAGGCCAGGGTTCCGGAGCGTTCACCGGGATGGGCGTGCAGACGATCGCGATGGTCGACCGCGGCATCGCCGCCATGGTCCTGCACAACCGCATGCAGCAGGTCACCGGCGCCATGGCGGGCGGTACCGGGTTCCTGCGGACGTTCGGGGACATCGGCGCGAACATCGGGGACACCCTCCTCAATCTCGCGCCGAACCTTCCCGGGATCGGCCCCGGGCTGATCGGCGGGCTGAAGGGGATCACCGGAGCGGCGGCCTTCGCTACCGGGCACATCCCGGGGCCGCTCCTCGGGGCGGGACTGGCGGCCGAGGCGGGCTGGCGGTGGGGCGGGCCGGTCCTGGGCGGCGGGAAGCTTCCCGGCTGGCTGGGCGGCGCGAAGTTCGGGGGGCTGGCCGGGCTGGCGGAGAGGCTGGGGCTCGGCACGGTCGCCGACGCCGGCGCGGGAATAGAAGGTGCCGGGCTGGCCGGGGTCCTGGGGGCCGGGGCCGGGCCGATAGGGCTGGCTGCGGCACTGTCGGCGTTCGCGATGACCCAGCTTGCCTCGACGATGCCCACCGGGCCGATGCGGCAGATGGCCGGCCTCCAGGCGGGGATCGACCAGTCGTTCGGCGCCGGGGCATTGCACCCGATCACGAAAGCCATGTACCAGGCGGCCCAGGGTGCAGCGGGGGTACCTACTGCCGGATATGCGGGATATGTCGCGAATTATTTCCCTGCGATGCAGGCGTCTTCCACATATGCCCGGTTCGGCCCGGGAGCGGGCATGGGGCCGACGGCAGCGCAGGTTTACCAGAACGCGCTCGGGTCATTCGGCCAGCAGCTAGGCGATCTGGTCACGGCCGGGCCGTCAGCCATCAAGGCCCTGCAAGGTATCGGGATCAAGGGCACGACCCTGACTCAGGCCTTCGAGGCAATGAGCATGGCGATGATCTCGCCGAAGGACATCAAGGGCGGCCAGCTCGACGCGACGGCGAAGCAGCAGCTCAGGCAGTTCGCCCAGACGTACCGCACCGCGACCATCGGCGGTCAGCCGGGCACGGCATCCGGGCTGCTCATGGCCGGGGCGGCGGACTACATCATGTCCACCACGCAGATGAAGTCGCTGGCGCAGGTCAACCAGGGCCTGGACGCGATGACCCAGATCATGACCGGCGGCCCGGCGGGCCAGGCGGCGCTGTTCGGGATGCTGGGCGGCACTCCGGTGACGCACACGCGGGCTGGTCTCCGGATGCCTGCCGGCCCTGCCTACCCGGCGATGGCGAAGGCGCTATCCAACATCTTCACCCCGCAGGGCGCTGCGGCATGGACGACATTCGCCGGGCCGCAGGGGATGGTCGCGGCGCAGCAGGCGAACCTGGACCAGATGCGGACCTACCTGACGCTCGGGGCGATCACCGGGCAGCAGGGCACCCGGCTGAGCGCGTTCGACCTGCAGCAGATGCTGCCGCTGACAGCGCATTCCCCCATGGCCCAGGCGATGCTCGAGCAGCAGGCCATGCAGGCGAACATCCCGGGGATCAGCGTGGGGATGAGTTACAAGAACCTCGTCCGCGCGATCACGGGGTCTGCTGGTACTCCGGCACAGGCGCAGGCCATTCTCACCCAGGGCACTAAGGCCGTCGCGAACATCCCCGCTATCGCGGCAGACCTGATCACCGGGGGAATGGGCGGCCCGAGTGCCCTTCAGTCCGGGCTGACTGCGCAGATGGCCCAGCAGGCCCTTGCCCTCGCCGCGCACCCGCTCGCCAGGGGCGGCGGCGTGAACGCGGCCGGGCTGCAGGGCCTGACGTCCAGCCTGGCCATGGGCGGGGTGAAACCCGGCCAGATGACCGTGGCAGTCGATGCCATCCTGAAGAACCTCCACGTTCCGTCCGGCCTGGTCGCCAAGATCAACGCCCAGCTGAACACCGCGCAAGTGCAGTCCCAGCTAGGTGCGCTCAAGGGCAAGCAGGTCAGCGCCAAGGTCAACGTGCAGGGCGCGGGGCAGCTTAAGACTCTGGAAAACCAGATCGCCGCCCTGAAAAGCAAGAACGTCCAGGCGGCGGCACACGTCCAGGGCGCGGCTGCGGTGGCCGCGCTGAACGCGGAGATCGCCGCGCTGCACAGCAAGGAAGTCACGATCACCACCCGGATGATCACCATCGGCGGCATGGCGGGAGTGACCCGGGGCATCCCCGTCGGGGTCCGGGCCCCGGGCATGCAGACCGGCGGCCTGGTCCCCGGAAGCGGCTCCGGCGACATCATCCCCGCCATGCTCGAGCCGGGCGAGGTCGTCGTCCCCCGGAACCTGGTGTCGCTCATCGCCCCGATCCTGGCCGCCCACCGGGTCCCCGGGTTCGGCGCCCCGCAAAGCCACTCCACGCATTTCGCCGCGGGCGGCATCGTCCCGCACATGATCGGGTTCCCCGACCCGACGAGGATGTCCGGGAACCTGGGCCACCTCGCGTGGACGCTCATCGACGGGATCACCTCGGCGCTGAAGCAGGCCGGGGCGGGGAAGATCGCGCAGGCCCTGGTCGGCAAGATCACCCAGGAGCTCGCCTACGCCAGGTCGGTGTCTTCGGCGGCCCAGCAGGGCCTGAACCTGAGCGGGATGGACCCGGCCCAGGGGTCCGTCGCCGACCAGATGCAGTCCTACCTGGGCTCGGTCAAGAGCTTCACCGGGGACATCGGCACCCTGCGGAAGCAGCACCTGAACAAGAGCCTCATCGCGCAGCTGATCGCCGCCGGGCCCGTCCAGGGAGACGCCCTGGCCCAGTCGATCCTCACCGGGGGCGGCACCTCCGGCAGCGGGGTGGGGCAGGTCAACTCGCTGTGGGCGCAGCTGGGGAAGGCGTCCAACGCGCTCGGCGCGCAGGCGGCCATGGCCCAGTACGGCGGGATGACCGCGCCGAACCTGCGGTCCGCGGGGGCCACGACTAACCACGTGACGATCAACGTGTCCGGGGGCGGGTCCGGGGGCCTGAACCTGTCCGCGGCGGACATCAAGAAGATCACCGAGCAGGTCCAGGCCGCCCTGCTCCGACAGGCCAGGCGCAATAACAAGACGGGCCTGCAGGCATCCGGCAAGGGCGCCTGACCGCTGTCTCCGCGTTTCCACGCCCCCCTCACCACGCCCTGCCCGGAGGTGCCATGCCGCTCGTCTTCCACGTGCAATGCGACAACTGCGGAGCGTACGGATTCACGGACCAGACCGGGCCGGGTGACCTGGACGCCGCAGTGCGGTGCGAAACCCCGGACGGGGAGCCGGGGGGCAGTGTCGAGGGCTGCTGCTCGACACGCGGCCACACGCACGAGCAGCACGTCGCCCATGTCCGGGAGACCGGGGATGCGACCGGCCGGCCGGTGACGATCACCGTGGGTCCCGCGGGGCCCGTGCATGTGACGGGGGGCTGATCACGGCTCCGGGGGAAGCCACGTCCACGTCTGCCCGAGCTTGATACGGGAGATCGCGTTCGGGCTGATGTCATACAACTCGGCAATGCGGATCTGCGGCATGACGTCCGCTGCCAGCAGCCTGCGGATTTCCTGCACCTGAGTTTCGGTCACCTTAGCGGTATTCACGCGGCTGCCTCGCGTGCGGTATGAGCACTCCGTGGCATCGGCGTGTTCTCGCCGCGTCCTTGAGATCAGGTGCGCGGCGTTGCAGCAGAGCCGGTGCGGGCAGATTCCCGGCTTGCAGGCGCCATCGCGGATGGCTTGATTGTGGCACTCGTGGTCGATGTCCGTTCCTAGGGGCTTCGGGCCGCGCTCGAACTCCCAGGCCGCGATGTGCACCAGTTGCAGTGCGCCCTTGATGCTGATCTGGCCGTAACCGCCCGTGCACTGCCCCCCGGTCCACGGATGGCAGGCGTCCGGGCCTTCCGAGCGGTCCACGTAGGACTCGAACCGGGCGCGGTCGTCCCCCCGGATGTACTGAACCGCGAGCGGGTCACCGTTCCGCAGTTGGCGCGTGTAGTGCTTTATGCACAAGCCCGTGGTCTTCGCGGGGCTGTCGCAGCCATCTGCCGAGCATGTGAAATCTGCCTGCCGCAGGGTGCTCTTTACCGGGTCACTGTACTTCTTCCAGCTCTGGTAGTGCCTGGCGCACCACCCGCGCGCAATCGCTATCTTGTCGCAGTCGTCAACTGCGCAAATGGCTTTGGTCACGCTTGAAATTCTATCAGCAAACCTTTAGCAAGCGAGGCAGGTGGCCACGTTGGGAGCGATTGATCAGACCGACGCGAACAACATCATCAACGCCCAGCTCCGCAACGTGGCGTACACGACGGTCGCCGCGACCAAGATCCGCCTCGGGACCACCGCGCCGACAGCGACGTCCAACATGACGGAACTGGGCGGCGGCAGCGGGTACACGACGGGCGGGTCCACCATCACGTGGAACGCCGCGTCGGCCGGGGCCACGAGTAACGCCGGGTCGGTGTCGTGGACGAACTCCGGCAGTACCTGGAGCATCGTGGGCCTGGAGATCTGGGACACGGCGGGGACGCCGCTGCGGCATCTTTACGGGTCCTGGACCGGGCAGCCGGTATCTGTGGCGAACGGCAATACGTTCCAGGTCGCAGCAGCCGGCGCGGCGTACAGCCTCGTATAGCCTGCCCCGTTTCCGGCCAGTTATCCAAGTTGGCGTGAAGTAGCCGGCGGGGCGGTGATCTCATCACCACCGTAGTTTTCACCTCCAGCGGCTCGTGGACCGCCCCCGCCGGCGTCACGAGCGTGGACTGCCAGGGCTGGGGGGCGGGCGCTAACGGCACGGGCGGGCTGCACAACTCCCGGGCCGGCGACGGCGGCGGCGGCGGTGCCTACGCCGAGGAGACCACCCTCGCGGTCACCCCGGGGAACGTCTACAACTTCACCATCGGGGCGGCGAACTCCGGTACCTCCACGAGTTTCCCCGGCGACAGCGTAACCGTCACCGCCCACGCCGCGACCAGTTCGTCCGGCGGGACCGCTGGCAGTAACACGATCGCCAAGGCGGGCGGGCAGGGCGGCGGCGGGTCCACCGGCACCGGGAACCGGGGCGGCGGCGGGGGCGGCGGTTCCGGCGGGGCTTCCGGGGCCGGCGGCGCCGGCAGTACCGGCGGGACCAGCGTCGGCGGGACCGGCGGCACCGCCGGCTCGGGCGGAGGGGCGGCCGGCGGTAACGGCGGCGGCCCCGGCAACGCCGGGTCGGCGGGCGGCTCCCCGGGTGCGGGCGGCGGCGGCGGCGGGTCCACCTCGACCCTGAACGGGTCCGCCGGGTCCGGCAACGGCGGGCAGATCACCCTGATCTACTCCGCGCCTGCCGCCGGGACCGCCACCCTGACCGGGGTCGGCACCCTGACGGCGCAGGGCGGCCCGGCGGGCGACGCCACCCTCGCCGGCGTCGGCACGCTGTCCGCCGTGCGGGCCGGCGCGGGCAACGCCACCCTCGCAGGCGCCGGCACCCTGACGGCGGGCGCCACCCAGGCGGTCACCGCCACCCTGACCGGCGTCGGCACCCTGTCTGCCGCAGGCGGCCTCCCGGCCCCGGCCTGCGTGAACCAGTGGGCCGCCGATTTCGTCCAGCCGCCCTCGTTCGGCACGACCCCCCCCAGGCTGCAGAGCCTCGTCGTGTCGCTGACCCCCGCCAGTTCCGTCGGCGGGGGCTCAGGCACGCCGACGGCGGGAAACTGGCTGTTCTGCCTGACCGGGTGGAACCAGGACGGGCTGCCCGCGTCCACGGTCGCCGACGCGGACGACATTCACTCGTTCTGGCGGCCCGGCGACGAGACCACCTCCACGTGGGCCGTGTCGTCCCAGGCAGGGGACTCCCGCTGCTCCATCTGGTACACCCCGAACCTCGCCAGCGCCCCCGGCAACGTGTACGTGGCCCCGGATGGCGTCCAGGCGGGCCAGGCGTGCCTCATCGTGGAAATCGCCGGGCTGGGCCCGTGGGACACGGTGACCGGGGTCGGCACGAACTACAGTGCCGCCGCCACCTCCCTGGGCCTGTCGCTGTCAGCCCCGGGCGTGCAGGCGTTCACCATCGCGTGCGTCTGCGGCGACACCACGGCCGTGACGCAGGCGTTCGCGCCCGCCTCGTGGACGGCGCTGTCCGCGGTGAGCGTGACCAATGGCTCGGATAACACCTGCGACGCGGTGCTCACATCCGCGTTCCTGCCGTCCACGTCGGGGTCGATCTCGGTGACCGGGACCGCCTCGGCCGCATCGGACCTGTCCGGGGTGATCCTCCAGGTCCGCGTCACCGGATCCTCCCCGATCCCGGCGGCGAACAACCCGGCCTGGCCGTACCTGAAGTTCGAGGCGGCGCTCGGCGGCGGGTTCCAGACCCCCCCGGATCAGCTCACCTGGACCGACCTGTCGTCCCGGCTGTGGTCCTGGGACGAGACCACCGGCATCCAGTACCAGCTCGGCAGCATCCAGGCCACCAACCTGGAAATGGAACTCGACAACTTCGACGCCCACCTGTCCAGCGACAACCCCTCATCCCCGTACTACCCGGACCTGGTGACCGGCACCCCGCTCCGGATCCGCGCGGCGCTCGGCGTCATCGGCGGCGTTACCGTGAACCGCTGGTACGTCATCAGCCGGAACATGCAGGAATGGCCGCAGCAGATCGACCCCGCCTACCGCCGGTACATCACCGGGACCGGGACCGACATCTGGTCCGTCCTGTCCGCCTCCGGCCCCTCCCCGTACCGGGGAGAGGTGTACCAGGACTCCCCGTACGCGTGGTGGCCGATGGACGACCAGCCCCTTACCGGGGGGGTGCTGCCCGCGTCGCTGCGGAACTCGGCGCAGGGCAACACGAATGTCCTCAACGTGGTCCTGTCCCCGAACGGGGCGACCGCGCAGAACCAGTACGGCGTCAACGGCAACGCCGTCACCGCCCCCACCCTCCTCCCGTCCATCGCCGGGGAGGCGTTCGCGGCGAACGCCGGGTGGATGTACGGCGACCCGCAGAGCGGCCCCGCGTCATACCAGACATCTAACCCGGTCACGTCCAACCCTGGTTCGGCGTCCTGGCAGGCCAGCGGCCAGCTGGGTAACACAGGGTCCTACGGCTTCGTCCTGATCTGCAACGACACGGGCTTCCCGCCGCTGTCGGCGGGGGTGACGGTCGAGGGATGGTTCAACTACCAGTTCTTCGGCGGCAGCGCCTCCGCCACGACCGGAGCCGGCCAGGTCGATATCGTCATCTGCCAGCAGCCTTACACTGCCCTGACCCTGTGGGAGCTGGCCACCGGGTCGAACCCCGTCGCCATCCTCCAGCTGGACCTCAGCGGGCACCTGAACTTCATCACCTACAGCGGCGCGACCCCCACCAGCCACTCTATCTACACGGCTTCCGACATGCGGTCGGACTCCTGGTGGCACATCGCCGTCACCATGACCGCGACCGCCTGGACGGTGTACGTGAACGGCGGCGTCACCGCCGTCGTATCCGGCACCGCCGCGGGCATGACCTCGGCGTGGACCTGGCTCATAGCCAACGGCGACCTGGGCGCCAGCGGCGGCTCCAGCGCCGGCACCGGCCTCGTCCACGGCGGCAACGCGTCCTTCTCCCACCTGGCCGTCTACCCGTCCCGGCTGCCCGCCTGGCGGATCCTGGCCCGCTACTGCGCCGCCATGACCGCGTTCGGGATCGTGCCCGCCCCTCAGGCGGTCGCTGTCACGCTGTCCCCCGGGTCGGCGGCCAGCAACACCACCTTTGCGCCGGACGGCAGCATCGACACCGGCACGTACTCGGGCGGCTTCGGCAGCGCTACGGTCACGTACTCGGCGGTTGCCACGTCGGTCGTCGGAGGTTTCAGCTCCGGGCCGTCCGCGTGGGCGACCACCGTGAACTACACCCTGAACACCTGGGCGTGGGTCGGGTGGAACGGGGCCGCGGCGCAGTTCAACGTGTACACCGCGACCGGCCACGGGACCGAGACGCTAGCCGCTGTCGTGGCCGGGGCGGGGGACTCGTTTTCCTCCGGTTACGGGGCGGGCGCTTCCGGTGCCGGGAAGTGCCAGGTCAGCGGCGGGACCGGGGCATCCCCCCCGGCTTCCGCGTCCGCCCTCGGCGACACGGTGGCCCAGCGGCTCGAGCGGATCCTGGGGTACGGCCAGGCCACCTACCCGGGCCGGTGCATCGACCCCGCCCCCCTGCCGGTGCAGGCCGCCACCGACATCGGCGGGCAGCAGACCGGGCAGAACCTGGAGAACATCGCCCAGAGCGATGGCGGGCTGATGTTCATCGACAACCTCGGCAACCTGACGTACTGGCAGAAATCCCACCTCGCGGCGCAGTACGCCTCCCCGGTGTGGACGATCACCCCGCAGTCCCCGCCCACCCCGGGCGCGACACTGACGGCCTACCCCTACTACCGGGAAGGCTACCGGTGGCTCGCCGACCCGCAGCGGGTATGGAACGCCATCCTCATCACCCCCTTTTCTCCTGACGGGGCGAGCCTCGCCGACATCACCCCCTCGAACGCGACATCAGCGAACGCGTCACAAGCGCAATACGGCGCGCAGCCCAGGCAGGTCAACTCCTACCTCCAGTCCGCGACGGGGCAGCAGTCGCAGGCCGACTGGATCCTGTCCAACTTCGGGCAGGTCCAGATCCGCGTCGACAACCTCCGGATCGACGCCGCCGCCTACCCGGCAGCCTGGCCACTGGTGCTAGGGATCAATGTCGGAGACGTCGTGACCGTCCAGAACTGGCAGATCGGCGGCGGCGGGATCACGGGAACCTTCCGGATATCGAACGTCAAGCGGGTTATCCGGTTCGGCGACGACAGGGAACCCGCCGAGGCGTCGGTCGTGCTGCAAGCAGATTTCGAGCCGAGTTCGTACTGGAGCTGAGCCGTGGCCACCTCAGCGGCAACCTTCCGGCAACTCTGGAAGATCGGCCGCCGGGTCCAGGAGAACGCCGCACCGCACCGCCGCGGCTCGATCAGGTTCGTGCGGGGCACGGGCTCTAACGCGGTAGTGATTGTGAACCTGGACGGGAGGCCCCCGGCTAGCTTTCGCCCATCGGAGCTGACTCTGCTATGACGCCCGCAGCTCCCCCTTCCGAGTGTCCTGACCTGCGCGAAGGGGGATGAGTTGCCATCGTGGGCGCTGATCGCCACCCTCTCCGCCAACGTCTCCCCCGTTGACACGGCGGCCGGGAGCATCGTCAGCTACATCCTGGGCTACGGGCCGATCGGGATCATCGCGCTGGCGTTCGCGTTCCGGTTCATCGTCCCCCGCTCCGCCGTCGACGAGGCCAAGGAGCAGGCACGCAGGGATCTCGTCGCCGAGAACGAGCGCCTGATCACCGAGAAAACCCGCGCCGAGGAGCAGCGCGACGACGCCCTGAAGATCGCGCAAGTGCAGCTGGTCCCGCTGCTGGTCCAGTTCACCGCCACCACCGGGGCCCTGCTGCCGCTGCTTCAGGAACTGGTCACCCGGCGGGAGGGCCATGAGCGAGGAACCGGGCGGGGATGACGGGATCTCCGAGGAGACGCGCGAGATGGTAGCCCGCATCCGGGAACGCGCCGCGCTCACCCCCGGCGCCACCGAGATCGGGTCCCTGCTGACATCAGCCGCGGCGAAGGGCACCGAGATGACCGCCGACGAGATCCGCGCCCTGGCCCGCGACGCCCTCCGCCACGCCGAGCAGGTGTCCTACCTGCTCGGCAAGCTGGCGGGCCTCACCGGGGACGAGGACGACCCGTGAGCGCCAAGGACACGGAGATCGCGAGAGTAGCCGCGCAGCTCGACGCGCTCCTCGGCGAGCTCCGCGACAACGTGGACGCGCTCAGCGCGATCCTGACGCGGCCGGACCCTCCCGGCGGCGAGGACGACGAGAGGCTGGTAGCACCGTGACCGTGCCAGGGGACTCCGAGGCGCTGGCGGCAGCGAAGGGCCTCACCGGGGCCCTGACGGACATGACAGCCGAACTCCAGCGCCTCGCCGCCTACGGGCACCGGAACAGGCGCATGATCTGGGGGCTGATCATCTCGATCATCCTGGATCTGGTGCTCACCGTGACCATCGCGATCGTCGCCGTGCAGGCCCACGACGCGAACACGGCGGCGGCGGCGGCGAAGCAGTCCGAACTGGCCCTGTGCACGGCGGGGAACGCCGCCAGGGCTCAGCAGGTCACGCTCTGGACACACCTGCTTACCCTTCCCCGGGCGCCCGGGTCGCCGCCGAGGACGAAGGCGCAGCAGCAGGAGATCAGCGCCTTCGGCGTCTACGTGAAGTCGATCTTCCACCCGAGGGACTGCGCGCACCTCGGAAGAAAGGGGTGAGGCGATGTTCGCGTGGCTCGCTGCGGCCCTGTTCTTCATCGCCTTCCTGATCTCGGGCGGCGCCATCCACCCTTCGACGGCGTGGCTGCACCCCGTCACCCTCATCGCCGCCGGGCTGTGCTGCGCCGTACTGGCCGGCGCATCCTGGCCGCCGTGGGAACGAAGAGGCTAGGCCGCCCCCCGTGCGCACCTTCTGGCTTTTCTTCGCGTGGCCCGGCGGGGGGGCCTGGAGCAACGTCATCGCGATGCCCGTGTGCGGCCTCATCGCCGCCCTGTTCGCGTTCCTGTTCAGGGATCACATCGGCCGTGCCTGCGCTGGCTGGTGGAAGAGGCATTTCGGCCACGGAGGCGAACTGGACGAGATCCGCGCCCGGCTCGACGCCCACGCCGGCCTGCTGGACCCTCACAGCCCCGGAGGCCTCGCCGCGGTCCTGGATGAGGTGAGGCGTGCCGTCACGGCAGCCGAATCCGCCCACGCGGACATCAAGGCCCTCGGGGCGATCGCGAGGAACGCGAAGGCGCCCCGGCGGGGTGCCACGGAGATGCGGAAGACGGCGAGCGGGAAGACGGAAGAAACATGACGAGCAAGGAGGCGGCCACGTGACCGGCTTCTGTTTCCGCTGCGGTGCCTATGTGCTGCTGGAACGGGCCACCGCCTGGTGTGCCGGATGCATCGAGCGGTGGAACCGGGACTACGCGGCGAGGGCGGCGCGGCCCGTCTGATCTGCTAGAATAGGCGTACGAATTCTGGCGCTCCAGCGGTGGTGGAACACCGCTGGAGCAGTCGCCAGACCTGCCCGGCTAAGAGCAGAGGTCCAGCGTGGAACAGCTTAGCTTTGACGACCTCGAAGTCTGGAAGCCGGTACCCGGCTATGAGGGCGTGTACGAGGTCAGCAGTCACGGCAACGTCCGAGTGCTTGCCCGGCTTGATGCGCGCGGGTGGCGCCGCAAGGCAGGGGCGCTACGCCCGTGGGAGCGCTCAAAGGGTCACTACTTCTGCGTGACACTCTGCCTCAACGCGACCGAATCCAAGCGCTACGTGCATGAACTGGTACTGGAAGCATTCGACAAACCGCGTCCAGCGCCGCATTGCCAAGTCCGCCATCTCGACGGCAATCCGCACAACAACCGCCTTAGCAACCTGGCGTGGGGCACTCCCGCCGAGAACGCGCAGGACAAGATCCGCCACGGCACCAGCCGCCATCAACTTGCGCCCACATGCGGGCGCGGCCATGAGTTCACTCCCGAGAACACCTACTGGAAAACCCACAAGGGCTACAGGGAGCGCAGGTGTCGGCAGTGTCACAACATGATGCAGCAGGCGGCGCGTAAGCGAAGGAGGGCGGCATGACCGGCAAGCTCACCGTAAGCGCGGACGGGCGCGTGACGGGTCCGGCGAACATTAGGTACAACGAGCCGTTCCCGTGCGTCAACGGGGCATTCGAGACCGGTGCCATGATGGGCGTGGTCATGCACACCATGGCCGGAAACCTGCCCGGCACGATCGGCGTGTTCAACGACCCGGCGCGGCAGGCCTCGGCCCACTTCGGCATCGCCCAGGACGGCGAGATCTGGCAATTCGGGCCGATCGGGAAAGGATGGGCGGCCTGGCATGCCGTCGCCGCGAACCGGGCCTGGTACGGCATCGAGCACGCCGACGACGGCAACCCGCGCAACCCGCTGACCGCCGCGCAGATCACGGCCAGCGCCCAGCTAGTGGAGTTGCTCAGCCGCTTCGCCGGGTTCCCGCTGCAGGTCACCGACTCCCCGTCAGTGAAGGGGTACGGCACCCACGTCATGGGCGGCCCGGCCTGGAACCCGGACGGCCATACGTGTCCTGGTCCGGGCCCGCGAGCCGGCCAGCGCCCCAAGATCATCGCCCTCGCGATGTCGATCCGCCAAGGAGGAACGGTGACGCAGCCCCGGCAGTGGATCACGGCAGGCATGTCATCACTGGCAACGCTGGCGGGCGACCAGAAGACCACGGCCGCCGTGATCCTCCAGCTGACCGCTCAGCACTCCCCGTCGCCGCTTCCGGCCGAACTGGCGGTGTACCTGAACGGCGTGTTCAGCGGGACGGTGGACCCGGCTAAGCCGGTGCCGAGGGGCCTGACCCTGTACCTGCCGGGGTAGCGCCCCACCGCTCGTCGTAGCCGCTTCTGTGCTTATAGGCGGCGAGGAGAAGGCGGACGGTGCGGCAGATCCCGTAGCCCTTCACGCCGCCCATCCCGTAGTAGTGGCAGGTGACGCAGCCAGAGTCCTGATCGCCTGAACCGCCCTTGACTCCCCACGGGACCACGGAGAACTCCTCGTACGCCTCGTTAGTGTCGCTGCTACGCAGGATGTAGTGCTCGTCCAGGATGGCCAGCTTCGCCTCGCAGTCAGCGACGACGTTGCGCGGGTCGTGGCGGATGATGTGCTCGAACTCGCGCCGCCCGTTGTCCACTAGGGCGAACGGGGCTTCGCTGTCCCGCCCGTACGCCTCGTCTGGCTCGTTGTTCAGCTTGTCGTAGGCGACGATCTGGACCCAGCCGCAGATGTACTCCGGGTCGCAGCCGAGAGCGGCGGTGACCGCATCGCTCTGGGGGATGTCGTCCGGGTTCACCTGCCCCGGCGGCTCAGTGTCCCAGCGCTGCGGAGAGAAGCCGCCGGCATTGATGATGCGGGCTGCCGCCAGGTCCGCCTCTATCTGAGCGCGGAGCCACGCAACAGGGTCCGCTGCCTCGTCAGCCATAACCCGCCACCATACCGCCGCGCCCCGACAATCCCCGGAGGCAACCATGACCGCTGCCGCCCGCGACAGCGTGCTCGAGCAGGCCGCCCGCGCCCTGTCCGTCGCCAAGGACCGCCGCCTCCCCCGCCACGTCCGCGACGAGGCCGGGGAGATCGCCTCCGAACTCGTGACAGCCGCCAATCAGGTCGGCTCCAAGCCGCAGCGCACGTAACGACCCGGGAGGTATGTGACCGCCGAGAACAGAGTCCTCGCGCTGCAACTCGCCATCGAGACCGTCGTTCCTGAGGGTGGAGGATTCCCGGCGGACAAGGGCTCCGACGTCACCGCCGTCGCGACGCTCTACTACCAGTGGCTTGAAGGCCCCGCCGTCCTGTTCCTCACCACCGACCCGACAACGTTTGACCAGGCTGCACCGGAGGGTCCGGGCACGCCAACGATCCGGAAAGGAAACATCGTGCAGCTCACCGACCTTCAGCAGGTACCCCTGTCCGTGGCAGAGCAGGACTCCAAGGGCCAGCCGGTCTCGGACCAGCTCGTGTGGTCCGTCGACAACGGCAGCGTTATCAGCCTCGTCCCGTCCGCCGACACCCAGTCGTGCCTGTGCGTGGCGGGTACCGACGGAACCGCCGTCGTGACCGTGACCGACAACTCCGTGACGCCGCCGCTGACCGCCTCGGACACGATCACCGTCGTGTCGAGCGCGGCGACGTCGCTGGTGATCTCCGAGGGCACCGCCGAGGACCAGCCCCCGGCCCCGCCTGCCGCCTGACGGTGTAGGCTCGCCCTCGGTCAACGGGAAGCCCCCGGTCGCCTTAGTGGCGGCCGGGGGTTTTTGGCGTGCGCGGAGGGACTATCCAGCGATGTTGCCGTCTCCGGCCAGGTTGCCGTTCCCGTTGCTACTGGCGTCGGTCCACCGCTGGGAGCTGACCCGGATGACCGGGATGCCCCAGCAGAGACCCGGCGGCAGGCACACCTGCTGTGAGGTGACCGTCACGACGACCGCCTTGTACGTCCAGGACCACGCGCCGATGCCAGCGGCGCCGAAGGTTGTCCCGGACGGGAACGCGAGTTCGTACCATGCCGAGGTGCTGTCAGCCGGGGCGTTCCCGTGGTCGTTCTCCGTCAGCGGCACGCCCGCGTTCAGCGCCCCCGAGGGCAGCGACGACGCGGTGAACGAGAAGTCCGCGTAGCCCCTCATCGTGCCGGTGACCTTGGACTCGATCGTGTCGCCGGCGTAGGACCCGCCCTGGTTCGGGGTCTTCGCTCCCTTGATGGTGGTGAACGAGCCCTTGTCGGCCAGCGTCGCGGTGTAGGTGTACGCGCCTGGAGTGCCCCCGGTCAGCGTGATGGTGACGGAGCGGGTCATCGTGTCATCCGCCCAGGTGCCGCCGTTGCCGCCGTCGGGGCGGTCTTTCACGTGCGTCACCGCGCGGACCGCCGGCGGGTGCGGTGAGGCGGACGCGGCAGCAGCCGGCATCGCGATAGCAGCGGCGCCAGCGGCGAGGGCAGTTATGGCGAGTCGTGCTCTCATGGCTTTACGTGCTCCCTCTCGGGGGTATCTATCAGGCGGGTCATGCCGGCAGCCGTCGCGGTTGCAGCCGGGCGGCGCTAGCGGAGGAGCCCGGTCGGCTAAGGTCCGCTGGCCGGGTGCCCCGGGATCTCAGGCGGCCCTGTACTGGCGGCTCTCGTTCATCATGGCCAGTACCTCGCGCTCGGGATAGCGGCGGTGCCCGCCCGGGGTCCTGATGCACGGGAGGCGTCCGGCCTTCGCCCACCTCGTGACCGTTTTAGGGTCAACTCTGAACATTCGTGCCACTTCAGCCGGTGTGAGCATATTGTCCGGTTCGGACGGACGGGGCTCCGGCGTGCCATCCCCGAACAGCTCGGGCCGCTGCTTACGCGTGAGCGCCAGAACCTGCTCCGGCGTCATTCCCGCGGGGAACTCGATCGTCGGCATTGCTGTACCCTCCCTGTTAGCGCCGCTGGCCTCCTGACCAGCGGAGATGTTGTGCTATCGTGCTAGATAGGGGCATTAGCCGCCCCTTGTAGTGCATTCGCCCCGCCCGGCCCCCGTTGGGTCGGGCGGGGCGCTTTTGCTTCTCTCTCGTCGATGCCGTCCTGACCCCGGCCCCGCCGCCGTCCGGGGATCAGCGGCGGGGCGGGATGCGTCAGGCTGCTAGTGCGTCAGCACGCCAGTCACGGCAGCCCACTCCTGGTTACTCGAGGGCCCGACAACCGAGTCGGTGCCGCACACCGCGGCGGGACCCGTGCCGCCCGTCTGCGTGAACCCGGTCAGGTTGGCGACCCGGAGCTGCGGACGGGGTATATCGGTCGGGAAGCCGCTGGACGGGTAGGTCAGCACGAACGGGTGCGAGAAGTTCGTGTCAGACCCGTTGATCAGCGGTGCCTCCAGGAAATACAGCGGGTTCAGCGGGCAGCCGTCCGACAGCTGCAGGCGCCTGAGCGGGATGTCGAGGATCCAGACAGTTTTCGACGTGTCGCCGCACGGCTGGAGGGTGACGCCCTCGTTCTGGACGGCGGTATGGGCGACGCCGACGCACAGGCCGCTGCCCACGCCGTAAGGCGAGTACTCGATCTCGAACGCCGGATCATCCGGGAACACCGGGTTACCCGCCGGCTTGGTCACGTTGATGCCGCCGCCGTAGTGCAGTTCCACCGCGGAGGACACCAGCCCGGCCGCGAAGAAGTCCGACGTGGTGCCCTGGAAGGACAGGCTGTAGTCCTCCGCCGGGTCGGTGTTGCTGGTGCGGAACAGGATCTGCGGCTGGCCGACCTTCGCGCCCTGACGCCACGTGTCCAGCGCGAATGCCGGGTGGCCGAACGTGCCGAACTGCTTGCTGAACACGTCGAGGCAGTTGGTGCCGCACGACGGGGTGGCCGCGCCTGCGGACATCGCCGCAGCAGCGCCGACACCGCCGACTAGGGTCAGCGTCGCCGCAGCGGCGAAGACCTTGGACTTGATGGTGGACATTGATGAAACCTTCCGGTTTGACTCCAGCGCACCCTGCGTGCGGCTGGCCCTGCGACCCGTGCTCTCGCTGGCTGCGGAGACGGGAGATTATGGTTACAGGCCGAGCATCCCGAGGATGCCGCCGCCGTAGTAAGGCTCGGCTTCGGGCTCGCGGCCCAGCAGTCCCGTGATCTGGTCCTGCCGTCCGGCCCACGCCTGCGCCACGTCCCCGTGGACGGACGACGGGTCCTTGTCGCCGCACCAGTGCGCTCGGCACTCGGCCGGCTTGACCGGGTGGATGCGGCAGCGGTCGCCCTCGTAGAACACGCACGTCCCCCTGGGATCTCCGGGGAACTCGGTGCCCGGCTCCTCGCCCTTGATGGCAGGCGACAGGACGAAGATGTCCGGGGTGTCCTGCCACCAGTCGACCGCGAGGTAAGCGCTGAAGAACTCCGGCAGCGTCATGCCCATGAACTCGGCGGCAGCTTCGGCCTCGCCCGGCAGGAACCATCCGGGCTTGTGCGTGCAGCCTGACCGGCAGTACTGGCAGGTTCCGCTCTCGCGGGTGCAGGCGGTCATCACTCCTTCTTCCTCGCTGCTTGCCTGATCGCCGCCGTGACGACGCTTAGCCTGCCCGCCCTCCGGTGCCGTCCCGGGCGCCTGGGAGCGTCCGCACGGGACTCCGGGAGGTACGGGAACTCCTCGGCCATGCTCACGGCCGCGGGCACCTGCGGCGGCGGGCGGGATCCCGGTCCGCGCAGCCACGTCTCCTGGGGGCCGCTCACAGGACGTCGCCCGCCCATTCGCGGAGCGCCGCCTCTATCTCCTCGTCGGTGACCGTCCCCCGGCCCGGCAGCCGCGCCGGCCGCTTCCGGGTCCTGCGCGCCTCACGGGCCAGGAAGGCGAAAACCGCAGCGGTCAGGGGCAGGGTGATGCGGCCGTAGACGTCGCAGGCGTAGAGCACGGCGTGCCATAGGAATGTGAGCACGGACCCCCCTTGGTCGCGAATGCTGGTGATCGTAGTGCTGCTGTCACGGTTTGTTGCAGTGTTCACCTAAACGTGACGCTGGGGTCACAGTTTGCGGTGGTTTGTCGGTCATGCGACCTCCCAGAGCACGCCCTGATCGCTGGCGGCGCGCTGCTGCCGGGCCATCACCTCATCGAGGCGAGCTGGCGACTGATGGGACTCGATCCGCTCCGCCAGCACCATGGCCCGGGTCTCCTTGGTGGCGGGCGGGTAAGCGCCACTGGCCCAGTTCCTGTCCAGGCTCACGTTCTGGGCCACGTTGGTGCTGTCAGCCGACGCCAGCGGCACGGCATCGATGATGTGATGGCTCAGCATCCGCAGGCCGTGCAACTTGACTAGCGGCTGCCCGTTACGGCAGATCGCGGGCAGGACGTCATAGAGACGCTTGAGGCACTTAGTCGGGTTCGACACGTCCCACTCATCACAAGAGCCAAGCGCCACCCTGGGCCATTCGGCGGCGAGGTCGACAAGGCGTTCCGGAGACTCATTCAGGTGCCACACAGGGACACCCTGATCTCGCCTGAACGGCCACTCGGCGATCAGGGCGTCGTTCTCGCCCTCGGTGCCTTCGATTACATCGGGGACGATGGCCCAGTCGCACGCCGGGTGGAGCAGCCACTCGCCGCACCATGCGTAGTAACCCTGCCAGTCCGGCTCCTTCTCGCCCTGCTTCCATCGCGTGAACGCCCCGCAGTCAAGAGCGAACGTCTGGCAGATCGCGGCGGCGAGGCGGACCTGGCGGGGGTCGGCGAACGAGATGAAGGCATGCCGACCGGTCCACGTCTTGTAGGCGCATGTCTCGGGCGTGATCGGGCCGCCGTGGTAGTGGATCACGCCGCCTCCCCCTGGTAGGTGCATCCGGAGGTGCAGGTCTCGCGGACCGTGACCGCGGACAGGGGCAGGTCGCCGACGAGCCGGGCCCAGATCCAGCGGGCCAGGTTCTCGCTCGTCGGGTTATCCAGCCCGTCCACCTCGTTGAGGTACCGGTGATCGAGCAGGTCATCCAGCAGCGCCCAGGCGGCCTTGATCTCCGCGAAGTCCATCACCCACCCCGTCTCCTCATCCACGCGCCCCGCCACGCGGATCTCGACGCGGTAGGAGTGGCCGTGGAGCCGCCCGCATTTGTGCTCGTCCGGGACATGAGTGAGCCGGTGGGCCGCCTCGAAGGTGAACTCGCGGAAGATCTCCATCAGGCGATCCCGAGGTACTTGTGGGTCTGCAGGCTCAGCCGCCACTGCGGGTGCGCCAGGCAGTACTCGACGGCGAGTTTCGTGTTCACGTCCCGGTCGGGGCCGTCCATCGGCTGCAGCAGCAGCCGCGGGAAGCCGAGGTTCTCGAACGCCTCCGGCGGGGCCCCTTCCTGCGGGAAGACCAGCTTGAGCTCATCCCCGCGGGTTAGCATCAGCGGCGCCCCGGCTTTCGGGCTGACGCAGATCCAGTCCAGGCCAGGCGGCGCGTGCTGCGTGCCGTTGGTTTCGACGGCCACCTCGAATCCGGCGTGGTGCAACGCCTCCACGGCGGCCCGGTCCAGCTGAAGCAGCGGCTCCCCGCCCGTGCACACGACGAACGGCTGGACGTGGGCATCGGAAGGCTCCGGCCACTTCGCCCGCACCGCCTCAGCGAGTTCGAGCGGAGTCGCGAACCGGCCGCCACCGGGACCGTCAGTGCCCGTGAAGTCCGTGTCGCAGAACTGGCAGATCGCGCGATGGCGGTCCTTCTCCCGGCCGGTCCACAGATTGCAACTGGTGAACCGGCAGAACACCGCCGGGCGGCCCGCATGGGTACCCTCACCCTGCAGCGTGTAGAAGATCTCCTTTACGCGGTACACGGGTCCTCCAGTCCCGACTCGGCGAACCCGTGCTGCCTGATCAGGCACGAGTCGCACGTGCCGCAGGGACTGGCGCCGCCCTCGTAGCAGCTCCGCGTCAGCGAGTAGTCCACGCCCAGGCTGGTGCCGATCTCGATGATCTCCGCCTTGGTGCTGCTGATCAGCGGCGTGCGGATCCGCATCCGCTGCTGATCCTCCGTCGCGGCCTTCGTTGCGAGGTTCGCCATCCGCTCGAATGCCGCGATGTACTCCGGGCGGCAGTCGGGGTAGCCGCTGTAGTCCAGGACGTTGACGCCGATGAAGATGTCCCGCGCGCCCAGCACCTCAGCCCACGCCAGGGCGTACGACAGGAAGACCGTGTTCCGGGCGGGAACGTAGGTGACCGGGATCCCGTCCGGCAGGTCATGCACGCTGTCATGGTGCGGGACGCCGATGTCATCGGTGAGCGCCGACCCGCCGAAGACCCGCAGGTCGATGTCCGCGATGACGTGCTCCGCGGCGCCCAGGCTCGCAGCCACCTTGCGGGCCGCGTCCACCTCGGCTGCGTGCCGCTGGCCGTACCGGAAGCTGAGCGCATGCGCCTCGTACTTCTTGTGCCTGGCTATCGCCAGGGTCGTGGCCGAGTCCAGGCCGCCGCTGAGCAGCACCACTGCCGGGCACCCGGAACCGCCGGGCATCACGCCGCCCCCTGTTCGGCTTGGGAGTCCTCGATGGCCTTGATCCAGGCGCGCACCTTGCCCTTGCGGAAGACGCGCTTCTTGCCCAGCCGGAAGCTCTCCGGGCCCGTCCCGCGGTGCAGGCGGTAACGAAGGGTGTCCTTCGTCATCCGGGCCATGTCCGCAGCCTCTTCCATGGTGAGCAGGTCTTCGTCGTCGCTCGCGCCGACCGGGTGCTCAGGGGTCTCGGTCATGGCGGGTCCTCTCAGGCCAAGGGTAATAGCCGGTACGCATGACACCGTATAACACCTTGCGTTTTCATCGCAACCCATCATTGCCAATCAAAACCGTCTGCTATACGGTTACGCCCATGGGAGAGCACCGCGAGGGCATGACCCCGGACGAGAGGATCAGCGCCAACGTGCGCGCCCTGCGCGAGCAGAGGGGCCTCTCCCAGGCCGAGCTGGCGAAGCTGATGAGCGAGCGCCGCCATCCCTGGCACCAGTCGACCGTCACGCGCGTCGAGCAGGGCACGCAGCAGCTCAAGGCCGCCGAGCTCGTCGACCTCGCCGTGATCCTCAAGACCTCCCTGGACAGGTTCACCTGGACCCAGCCGGAGGTCAGCGCGACGGAGTACATCTACTCGGCCGGGACGCGAGTCGTGCGCTCGGCCGATGACGTGGCCAAGGCGGTACACCGCCTGCTGGCCGACATCGCCGCCGCGGAACGGACGCTCGCGATGACGGAGGACACTCCTTATCCCCGCGCGCAGGAAGCCCGGCGGGACACCGCGATAAGACTCAAGACGTACACCCTGGACTACGCGGTCGGCGAGGGGATCAGGAGCTACGAGGAGCGCGCGGGTGAGGACACGGACGAGAAGGCAGGTGAGCCCGATTAGCCACATCGAGGACCGCTGGTTCCGCACCGCCGCAGGGCCGGACGGGAAGCAGGCAAAGGAAGCGCGACCCCGCAACGGCACGGGCCGCCGCTGGCGGGTCCGCTACGAGGACCCCGACGGCAGCGAGCGCAGCCGGTCGTTCGATAAGAAGGCCGCCGCGGAAGCCTTCAAGACCGAGGTCGACGCCGACCTCAAGCGCGGCACCTACCGCGACCCCGACGCGGGCCGGATCACGCTGCGGAAGTACGCCGAGGAATGGCTGAAGGCGCAGACCTTCGACACGGTGACCCGCGAGGCCGTCGAGACCCGGATGCGGCTGCACGTCTTCCCCGATCTCGGCATGAAAAGGCTGGACGAACTCGCCGGCCGCCCGTCGCTGATCAAGGCGTGGCTCGCCGGGCTAAGGCTGGCCCCGTCGACCGTCGCCAAGGTCTTCACCCACCTGAACTCAGTCATGCTCGCCGCCGCGCTGGACGGGCGCGTCAGCGTGAACCCCTGCGCGGGGCTCGCCCGGCAGCTGCCCCAGGCGACGCACCGCCGCCTCAAGCCCTGGACGCGCCCGCAGGCCGCCGCGGTCCGCGCGGCGCTCCCGCGACGCCTCGCCGCCGTGGTGGACGCGGGGACCGGGCTCGGGCTGCGGCAGTCGGAGATCTTCGGCCTGTCCGTTGACGAGATCAACTTCCTGCGGCGGCAGGTGAATATCCGGCAGCAGGTCAAACTTGTCGGCGGGCGCCCGCACTTCGCCCCGCCGAAGGGGAAGAAGGAGCGCGACGTGCCGCTGGCCGCCCCGACGGCCGAGGCCCTGGCCGCGCACCTGGCCGCGTTCCCCGCCGTGGCGGTGACGCTGCCGTGGCACGAGCCGGGGGACCGGCGCCACGGCCGGATGGTGACCGCCGATCTGCTGTTCACCACGCGGGCGGGTGCCCCGATCCGGCGGCACGGGTTCAATACGCACGTCTGGCGGCCGGCGCTGCTGGCGGCCGGGCTTGAGATCGACCGCGAGAACGGCTGCCACATGATGCGGCACCTGTACGTCTCGACGCTGATCTCCGCCGGGGTGGACCCGAGGACGGTCGCGGGGAACCTCGGCCACAACGACGGCGGCGCGCTGGTGCTGAAGACCTACTCGCACCTGATGCCCGACGCCGAGGACAGGACCCGCCGGGCCCTCGAAGCGGCCCTTGCCGACGACTCCCGTTTTCCCGCTGACGGCCCGCTGACGGCCCAGGAGGGTGGTCCGGGGCTGTGAGCAGGGCTCTTACCAGTCCATGGTCGTCTGATCAGGTCTGCACGCAGGCGGCTTCCGGGACCTCCAGACCTGTATTGACGTGCCTTGATAGGGACTGTCACGGACGAACGCGGCTTGTTGTCTGCGGTTGCGGGACGGCCCGTAGACGGCCCCAGCTTTCCGGCCCGCCGCGTAGCCCTGGCGGCCCGTCCCCCTGGATGAACGGAGACACCCGATGACACCTACTCGCAAGCGCACGGCTCCGGCTGCGCCGAAGACACCCGAGCCCGTCGAGGGCGGCTACCGCTGCGCCGAGTGCGGCCACGGGGCGAAGTTGTGGGCGTGGGAAGGGTGCAACGCCTACGGCCCGCTCGCCGCGGACGGTCGCGGCCTTGATGAACATGAGGACGTCATCGAGTGGGGCGTCTACGAAGACTCCATCCAGTGCACAGAGCATCCCGGTGCAATGCTGGAGAGCTTCGTTGGCGGCCAGTGGTGCCGGTGGTGGTCGTGCCCGCAGTGCAAGGGCGGCGGGTACGTCACCTACGACGGTCAGTATGGCCGTGAGTACAGGACCGAGTGCCGCGCGGAGACGCCGTTTCCCCGCCGCCCTGTTCGCATCGGCGATCCGGGTACCACGCACGAGGGCTGGCTTCCGGCTGAGGAGCACAAGGCGGCGACGGAAGCAGTGAGCGCCTAGCCCCGGCGGCTTGTCCCCCGCGAGGGCGCCTATATAAAGGAGCCATGCCCCGCCCCGACCCCGGCCGGATAGCCGTCGCCCAACTCCAGGGTGCCGCCAGGCGCTACGCACGGACAGGCCGCGTGACCGAAGCCGGTGCCCTGGCCGAGCTCGCCGGGATCACCGCGGGCCTTGACGCGCCCGCCCTGCTCGCTGAAGCGGCCGGGATAATCCTCGGGACCTGCCGGCAGCCGGAGGAGCGGCCCGCCGCGGAACGGGCGGCGGGACTGCTGCGGAAGGCGGGGGCGGATGAGGCGCTGATCCCGGGGTGGGTCGCCGAGGGGGAGAGGCGGGTGGAGCGGGCCTCGCAGCCGCCGTTCGGGATGAAGGTGACGGGCGGCTAAGGGCAGCAGCGGGGGAGAGGCGGCGCTACAGGCTCGTCGCCAGGGTGACCGCGGCCCACGCCCAGACCCCCGCGCAGGCGGCCATCGTGAGCATGATGAGCGCGAACCGGAGCTGCATCGCGGTGCCGCCGGCGCGGGCGTAGCGCCACGTGCCGCGGAATCCGGTGACCTCGCGGGCGAGGACGTTCATGGGTGCATCCTAACTGTCGCGGTCGTCTACCGGACCGTGGTTCAGCGGGGCGTGGTTCAGTGCCCGCGCCCGGCTCCCCAGTGTCAGCGGTCATGACCACCCTCCTCCTCCACCTCGAAGACCTCGGCGACGACATGACGTTCCGGGTGGACTGCGTTCACGCTGTTCCGTTCCATGCCGTCACGATCTGCCGTGGCCCTGTCCAGGCTGTCGTACAAGAACCCGGCGAAGGGGCGGCGGCCCTCGTCGTAGGTGACGACCACGTAGCCGAGGCTTTTACGCGCCATCGCCAGTCTCCTCTCCGGTCAGTGCCGCCCCGAGGGTGTCGCGGATCATGTCCGCGCATTCCTGGCGGATCCACATCCGGTCCTCTTCGAGAGCGGAAGACGGCGGTCCTTGCGGCTCCAGCTTGTCCGCCAGTTCCAGTGCGGCCTCTACGGCAGCGAGGAGACGGGGCATCACGGTACGGGCCACCGAGATGAACACGGCGTCATCCCAGGTGCGGACCTCACGTGCGAGGGGCTGGTCGAGTTCGTCATGCCAGATGCTGTACTGGCGCAGGTGAGAGTGCGCCGCCCATGGCCCCGCTGTCGCAGCCTCGGTGCGCTCCCGGATCGCGGCCAGGGTGGCGGCTACCCGGCCGGGGGTTTCGTCAGGCAAGGCGGGACATCTCCTGTCCGTTGCTTAGTGCCAGCAGGATCACGGCATGGCAGATGTCGGGCTCGCCTTCGGCTGGCAGGTCGCACCAGCACGCGAGATCGCAGCCGCCGAGCGAGTACCGGATGTCGTCGGGCGGCCAGCCGGACGGGTCGGCCCGGACGTAACTCGAGAACAGCGCCACGGCGTCGGCCGCGTCCCGGACCCTGCGGATCTCGTAGTCGCGCGGCCCGCCGCTCCCGAACTGGTACCGGCCGGACGGGAGGCACCCGTGATACGGAGAGGCGAGCGAGCCGTACGCGCCCGGCGCGATCACTCGCTGGCCGGGCCAGAAGATGTTGCCCCACCGGGTCGCGCGGTCCACCTTGACCGCACCCTCGGGCATCCGCCAGCCTTTGACGCGGCGGAGCTGGATCCGATCAGGCACCGGTCGTCTCCTCTTCTCCTGTAGCCGCAGGGGCGGGCTCCGGCAGTCCGTTCATGGTGATAGCGACGGTCTCCAGCACGGCTCCGACGTAAGAGCCGATCACGGCCTTATCGTCAGGCAGCGCCGCGATCAGCGCGTCGAACATCGGCTTGTCAAGTGCGGCGCGGGCGACGATGAGCTGCCCGGCCCAGCGCACCCGGTCGGGGACGCCTTCGGTGCCGGCGTGGATGCGGCCGGTGTCCGCGTCTTTCCATCCGAGAGCCAGCGGGCCGGAGTTCTCGCTGATGCCCGAATGGGCGGCGAGGGTGTCGCGCCAGCCGCAGACGGCGAACATCGTCCCCTCGCCGCCGCACTCGGCGTTCAAAGCGCGGACGTGCTTGCTGGCTGCCGCGTAGTCGCCTGCGCGGGCGTCGCGCAGTGCGTACGCGGCCAGGATGCGGGCGCGGTCCTTGAGGGATTCGGTCACGGCTCGTTCCTCTCTCCCGCCCTGGGCGCGGATGTCCCGGCGCCGAACAGGAATCCCAGCCCCTTGGCCTGCAGCCGGGCGTTGAGCACGGCGTCGATCCGGTCCTGCCTCTGCTGGCATGCCGCCTCGTCGCGGCACTGCATGTTCTCCTCGTCGGGAGCGCTGGGCAGTCGCGCGTACTTGATCGGCTTGGCGTCTTCGGGGGCGAGTTCCTCCTCGCACCAGACGCAGCGGACGGCTTTAGCGGTCATCGTCCTGTCTCCTCTTCCGGGTGGGGAGGGGCGGGCTCAGCGTCGTCTACGGGCTCGAACAGCACAGAGTTGAAGCCCTGGCCGTGACGATCAGGTGATAGGCGTACACCTCAGCGGAGTACCCGGCCGCCTCAATGGCCTTGGCGTAGCGCCGCAGCCTGTCCCCGTAGCGGCTCTCCGGGGCACCGCTCATCAGGAAGTACTGGCGGACCTTCACGGCATCAGCGCGGGTATTGCACTTGATGACAGCGCGGGTGTGGCCGGCGGTGGCAAGCAGGCGGGAGATACCAGAGGCGGTAGGGGTCTTGGGCTTGCTCGCGGTCATGGGTTACGCCTCCGGTCCGAGGTCGGCGGCGGCGTCGTTCTCGGCCTTGGCGGTGGCGTAGGCCTCTTCGACGTCCGGGCAGGCGCACGGGTAGCCGCATGCCATGCAGGTTCCGAAGTGGCACTCGTCGCAGGGGACGGGGACCGTGGTCTCTCCGCACTCCGGGCACGTGGTCTCGGTGGTCATCTCGGGTGTCTCCGTTCAGGGGGTCTCAGGCGGGGCGGTGACGATTACGTCGTCCACCACGACTCGCGCTGAGTAGCCGGCGTGCTTAAGAGCCTCCGCGTAGCGGTTGATGATCTTCCTCGGCCAACTGCCCGGACCGCTTTCCTCCAGGAGGTCGACGCCCCGGAGTCGGACAACGATGCTGCCCATCAGGTTGGGCACGCCGACGGCGAAGCCCTCCGGACTATCGTCGGTCGGGTCGTACGGAACGAAGTCCGCAGCGATTAGGGCGGCGCTTATTGCTTCCGGGGTGAACTCGGGCACGGTCTCAGTCATGCGCTTAGCGTACCACACGGGCATCGTTCTGGTATAGTTCTAGCATGGAAAACGCAGAGAAGGTTCGCGAGAACCGGCTCCGGCGCTGGGCCGAAGACCAGGGCTACAAGCTGGAGAAATCCCGCCGCCGTGACCCTCGCGCCAAGGACTACGGCACGTTCACGCTGACGCCCGCGAAGGGCAAGCCAAGAGTGTTCGCATCCATCGATGAGGTTGAGGCGTTCCTGAGCCGCTAGGGCGCCTCCGAAAGTTCGACGGGACCGGCCCGCTCCGACCAAGAAACAAGCCGGCCCCGCCTTCTCCCCTCTTTCAAGGGAAGTGGTCATTTTGCCATACCGCCCCGTCGTCACTCCGCGCGCCATCAGGGAGTAACCGGGCGTGGCATGCGGTCGCGGTGAGCCAACCGCAGAAGACTGCGCTATCGCCTGCTGGTGTGAAGCCCTCGAAAAGCTCCACTCGCACCGTGAGCCGAACGGCCAGTGGCGAGCGGACTGTCCCGTGCCGGGCTGCAAGTCGGAGCGGTCGCTGGAGTGGGATGCGCCGGGGAAGCATGTGAGGTGGAGAACGTTCTGCACCCACGACAGGGAAGCGATCCGGCCGCACCTCGCCAAGCTGGTCGGGCCGTGCATGCCAGGCGGCAGACGGAAAATCAACCCTGAGATGGTCGCACTCGCTACCGCCGACCTGCCTCCCCAATCACTTCGGCTCGGACTGCTGGAGATGGCCGGGATGACGACCGCTGAAGCGCTGGCAGCCCTCGGCGTCGGCCCCACGCACAGGAGGCGGGTCATCGAACCGCTGCGGAAGCCCGGGGGGTGACCCACCCGCCCCGCACGGCGGGGATAACGGTACCAGCAGGAAGCAAGCCAGTACATCCCCCGATTTACCTGCACCGACTTACCGAAACAGGTAATTCCGGGGTTACCGAAATGGGTAACTGGGCCGACCTGCGAGGACTTACCGAAACGGGTAGCGTCAGGCGGCATCTGCGGTCTCCCTCGCTGCCGCTTCCCGCCGCCTGGCAGCATGCACGCCCCGCGCGTTCGCTTCCAGTTTCCGCCTCCACGCAGCCTCCGAGTAGCACTGACCGCCATGCCCCTCAGGACGGCCGCACGCCGCGTACTCACCGGGCAGGGCCGGTATCCCCCGGACCTCGTAGGCGGCCAGGAGCTTACGGCAGCGGGGGCCGGCGGCATCGGGTCCCGCGTGGTCCGCGCGGGTGCCGGCGAAGGCGTCGCTCCGGGCACGGAAGCGGGGGTTCGGGGTGGCCGCGTTCACGGCTGCTCCGCGATCAGGCCGGCAGGCTGGCAGGCCGGGCACAGCACCGGATCCGCGCTCCACCCGTCCGCCCTCATGAGCCTCGCCAGCCGTTCCGGGGACATGAACAGGTAGTCGCCGCTTTCCTCGTCCGCATACATCTGGCCGCAGTCGTCCCCGTCGCAGTTCGCGGCGAGGACGCCCTCCCGGAACTTGCGGATGGTCATGATCGTTCCTCCGTTCCCGCTGCCGCCTCGGCCGCAGCGTTGCGGACATAAGCCCAGTCGGCCAGGCACCTGATCGAGCAGAACGTCAGCGGCTCCGACGGCCTGCCGAACAGCGCGGCGGCGAGGAAACGCGGCTCCTCGTCCTCGGCCGGGTGCTGCGCGACGCAGAACCAGCCGGGGGCGTAAGACGGGCCGAACACACGGCAGTTGTCGCACTGGGTGCCGGCAGTCATGCCGCCTTGCCCTCCCCCGGCTCCTCAGCCTCAGCGGCCGGGTCGCGCTTGCAGTCGCAGAACACGCCGTGCTGGGGGTGCCCCTTCGGCAGCCTCGGCCCCGGGATCCGCCCGCACCACGAGCAGAACGGCCCGGTGCCGTCCATCCCGAACATGACGCTGCTGCTCATCTCGGCCATGCCCAGGAAGTCCCCCAGGAGCCGCTCGGTGACCGCCTCGGCCAGCTTGTCGGCGTCGGCCTGGCAGAGCAGCCCCGAGTCGTCTATGGCCGTCCTGGCGAGGACCAGGGCCGTCTTCCAGTACTCCGTGGTGCGGGGCTCGTCTGCTGCGCTCATGGTGTTCCTGCCTCCTTGTCGTCGCTGCGCTCTTGCGTTTCCAGCGGCTCCCGGTCCAGTACCTGCCTGACGGCCTCCCCGAGATCATCCGCCCGGCCCTGCCCCTTCCCGTAATGCGCCAGGAAGGTAGCGATGACCCCGGAGACCGCCGTGCGGATCCGCTCCCGTTCCGCCGCTGCGACCGCCGCTGCCATCGCCTCGTCCAGCGCTCGCAGCCGGGGGTCACGGACGGCCCAGTCCTCGGGGGGCCACTTGCGGGGCCGCTGCTCCCCTCCGGCCTGCCGTGCACGGTGAAGCACCTCGCCGAGGGACTGCGGCTCGTCAGGCATGACCGGCCTCGTCCCGTTCGGCGCAGTGCCGCTCGATGTCCGCGATGCACGCGTGGGCCATCTCGGGCACCCCGGCGGCGACGGCCCAGATCCACCGCTCGAGGAGGTTCCCGAACGTCTCCGGGGCGCGGTAGATGTAGTCCGGGCCGTAGGCGGCGCGGAGGTAGCGGCTGGCGTGGTCGCGGATCATGTGAGCTTCCGAACGGGCCTCGCCTAGTTCGGCCTTGAGGTCGCCGAGCACATCCGGCGCCCCCTCGTCGCTGCCGATGACGGCCAGGGCGCGACGGCGCGCCGTTCCGTTATCCTGCCCGCCTTCCAGCAGCACAGCGCGGACCTCGGCCAGCTTCGCCCCGGCGGCCTCCGCGCGGGCCTCATCGCGTTCTTGCTCGGCGCTTGTCTCGGTGGTGCTCATCGTTCGGTCCTCTCGGTGGTCTCGGTCAGCTCGCGGAACGCCGCCCGGATCTCCTTCGCCCGGGTCGCGTCCCCGCCGTGGGGGATCATCTTCACCGCGCCGTCAGCGGTGGGGTGATACTTCGGGTCCAGTTGCGAGCCCTGGAGCTTGAGTTCGGCCGCCGCCCGCTTGCAGTAAGCCAGGTACTCGCGGACAGGGCCGGCGAAGTCGCTCATGCTGCCTCCCGGATCCGGGTCAGGGTCCGCTCCACCGACTTCACCGACGTCCCGAGGCGCACCGCGATCATCTCGGGGTGCTCCCCGTGGCCGGCCAGCTCGGCGGCCTCCTCGGTCAGCGACCCGTACTGGCGCTTGTCCTGCCGCACGCACCCGGGCACCGGGACAGCGGCAGGGTCGTCGATGAAATGCGGGCCGGGCGAGTCATCCCAGGCCCCGACAGGCTGGTAGCCGAGCGCGATGGCACGGTTCCGGGCCCGCGTGGACCCCATCCGGTCATACCGCGCCTCCCGGGGCGGTGACTGGTCCCACAGCTCGTCGTACAGGGCCCTCACCGCTTCCGCGGTCGCCGGGTACACCTGGCCGGTCTCGCCGCGGGCGACAGTCTCGAACTCGCGGGACACCCCGAGCCGGGCGGCGAGCTTCGCCAGCGGCCACCCGTTCCGCATCAGCGCCTGGACGCGGCGGCGGGTCCCGGTCGCGTCGGCGTACCCTTCCCACCGGCCGTAGGCGATCATCCGGGTCCTGTGTGCCTCGTACACCCTCTTGGCGTCCCGGCAGGCAGCACAGCGGCAGGGCCTGCCGGGGGTGCCGTTCTCGTCGGGGCCGTGCCGGTAGCGGACCGTGCCGTGAGGGCGGGTGGTCTTGCGCCGCCGCGTGGCGGGGCTCGTGCTCATGCCGCCCTCCTCGAGGTCGGCCAGCCTGCGGCATAGGCATCCCAGCCGCATGTCCACTTCCGCCCGCACGGGCACCAGTAGAACGCCGTGAGGCTGCCGTTGCCGGACTCCTGGACCAGCCAGGGAAGGACAGCCGGGTAGTCGCCGGGGAAGTGGGCCTCGCAGGCGTCGGCGAGGGGCGAGGGGATGGTCATGCCGCGCCGCCGACCACTGCGGAGGGGGACCATTCGCTCTCGGAGAGGTGCATGTCGTCCTTGGTCATGCCGACCATGCGCCCGTAGTGACCCTGGAAGGCAACTGTGATGGTGCAGCGTGCACCCTGCCTGTTTTTCGCCACGATGATGTCCGCCTCGCCCGCCCTGGGGGACTCCATCTCGTAGGCGTCCTCGCGGTGCAGCAGCAGCACGATGTCCGCGGCGGCCTCGATCTCGCCGGACTCGCGCAGGTCCGACATCAGCGGGACCTTGCCCTGCCGGTGCTCGGCCTCGCGCTTGACCTGGACCAGGAGCAGCACGGGGAGCTTGTAGCGGCGGGCGAGGTTCTTGCACTCGCGGGCCAACTGGGCGACGGCCACCTGCCGGTTCTCGGCCTTCGGCTCCTTCAGCAGGCCGAGGTAGTCGATGACGGCCAGCCGGGCGGGGGCCTGGTCGCGTTCCATGCCGCGCAGCCGGGCCGCGACGTGAGCCAGCGAGACATCCGGCTCGTCGTCCACGGTGATCGCGGACTCGGTGAGGTACTCGCGGGCGGCGGCCAGGCGGTCCCAGTCCCGGTCGGTCAGGGTGCCCTTGGTGATGACGTCCAGCGGGACGCGGGCGCGGGCCGCCATGCGCCGGTGCATCAGCTCCTCGGCGGTCATCTCCAGGCTGGCGAACAGGACCGGCAGGCCGAGGCGCGTGCCCACATGGTCGGCGATACAGCCCGCCAGCACGGACTTGCCGACACCGGGCCGAGCGCCGATCACGGTCAGGGTGCCGGGCCGCAGTCCCCCGGTCGCCTCGTCCAGGTCGCTGTAGCCGGTGCGCAGGCCGGGCTCCACGCCGCGCTCGAGCTGGCCGACCACGGCATCGAAGATCTCGGCCTGGGTGCGGAGCGCGCCCGTCCGGTCGCCTTTCCCGGCGGCCTCGTCGATGAGGCGCCTGATCCGGTCGGCTCCCTCGTCCGGATCGAATCCCGGCTGGGCAACCATCGCCGTGATCCTCGGGCCGATCTCGGCCAGGGCGCGCATGCGGGCGGCGGTGAGCACCGTCCGGGCGTGCGCCATGTAGGCGGGGGTGGCGTGCTCCATCAGGCCGGCGAGGATCACCCCGGCCGTCCCGGTGCGCCACACGCCCTGCTCGGCGGCGACGAGGCGGCCCAGGATCGTGGCGGGGTCGAGCGCGCCGCCGGCCTCGGCGACGTGGCGCACCGCGGCGAAGACGGCCCGGTGCTCGTTCACGCGGAAGCAGTCCTCGTCCAGCACGGCCAGCACGTTCTCGGCGGCAGTACGCGAGCTGAGCATCGTGCCGGCGACGGCTTTCTCGGCGGCAAGGATGTCCGGGCTCAGGCGGGACGGCTCGGGGATCTCGGTGTCAGTCACGGGGGGCCTCGATTTCACGGCGGGACGAGCTGACGGCGACGCGGATGGCGGACTCGGGGTCGCGCCCGTCGGCGGCGGCGACGCGGGCGGCGTGCAGCGCGGCGCTGTAGGCGTCCGGGTCGTTGGTCAGCTCAGGTGGCGGGGCGGGGATCTTCGCCGAGGTGATGCGTGCCTCGCGGACCCGCTTCACCTCGGCGCGGATGTCGCACGGGGCGATGAAAGGCCGAGCCTTCGCCAGTGCGGTGACCGCGGCTTCGCAGTCGGCGAAGTGCAGGTCGTCCAGCAGGTTGTGCCAGGCGTCGGGGGTGTAGTCGTCGAAGTGCTGCGCCGGGCAGCAGGCGGCAACGTACCGGGTGAGTACGACGGTCTCGCTGGGGGTCATGTCCTGCCTTCCCGATCCCGGGCGCGCTCCATGGCGCGGGCAAACCTGTCGTTGGTGGCTTGCTGGCGGCGATCGACGACCACGCCGGACAGGGTTCCGGCCTCGGGTTCCGGCGTCGGCTCGTCAAGCCAGCACTTTGCGTTGAGCCACGTGGCCGGATGCTTGCCGAAGCCGCGGACCACCAGCGGGTCATCGTGGTACCGCTTGGCGGCAGCGGTGAGGATCGCGGGGTCCGCGCCTTCGCGCATCGCCTTGACCCACGCCCTCTCGGCATCCCCCCGCGCCTTGTGAACGGGATAGGCGGCATACCACTCGGCGAAGAGCGGATCGGCAGCGTTCGGGCTGACCGGCCGTCCCCGTCGCGCTTTCGGCTTCGGGGCGGTCCCGTCGCCATCGGCAGCGAAAAGAGACGGGGCGTCGTCACTTTCGGCGGGAGTAGATCTCTCCGTAGGAGAGATCTTTGCTTTTGGTTCTATTACGGTTCCGGGGGCAGATCCTGCCGGGGGGCGGGGCAGATCCTGCCGGGGGGCAGAAATTGCAGGGGGGGCAGAATCTGCCGGGGTGTGACCGTTGAACTGCGCAGACTCGACGGGGGGCAAATTCTGCCGGGGGGCATTATTTTCAGGGGGGCAAAATTTGCCGGGGGCAATATTTGCCGGGGGGGTAGCCGTGGCGATCACCCTGTAGCGGTTGCATCCGCCCGGCCCGGAGTTGAGGTCCACGGCCAGTTCGCCTAGTTCGATCAGCTCAGCAACCGCGA